ACAAAGTTAGGGTGGCACAGCACAAAGCATCGCACCCGATTGAATGGATATTAAAAAGCAACTTTACTTTTAGACAGCAAATAATTTGGGATAGGAAAAATAGCCCTGCGGTTGCACCGATTAGATATTTGCCTAATACAGAGTTGATTTTTTGGCTGACTAAAACACCTTGCCAACCTAACTTTGAAAGAGCAAAATCACCTTTATTTGTTGGAGAAGTATGGCAATTTTCGGCTAAACCTAATCCGCTTCATCCTGCACCGTTTCCAGAAGAATTGCCAACTAATATTATGATGTGTATTAAGGATAAAACCGAAGATTTTGTAGTGTATGACCCTTATGCTGGAACAGGAACTACCTTAAAGGTGGCGAGGTCATTTGGACTTAAATACTTTGGTAGCGAAATAAATTCAAACTATTGTCGATTAGCTAACGAAACTTTGAATGGAACGCTGTTTTAGCATTACGCCTAACGGTTTGCGGCTTTGCGTAGTGTCGATTAAGAACTACGAATTATAAATTTAAAACAAAAGTAAAATGAGTGCAAAAAACATCACTGAAAAACTAACTAAGGCATTACGCAAAGCCGATGTTAGCAGCAGTTTTATTCCGCCCGATAATGGCGATGTGCGTTGGCAAACAGGTTCAGAAACATTTACAAGAGAAGAAGTTGCTTCGCTGCTATGGTCGCAAATTGCAATGATAAGCAATGACCTTAAATCCTGTTGTGGGAAGGACTTGACACCAGATATGTATGCAGTAATAGATGGCCCTCGAATACCAGAGTTCTAAAATTGCTGCTAACTCCGAAATAAACCCACCTTCACCAAGGATTAACTACCATGGCTACAATATACAAACCCATTGAAATCAAGTTCGAGATAGTAGGCTTTGAAACCTACGGACAAGCGGATGATGGTAAGGTTTATAACATTAAAACTAGTAGAGAGATACACTCTGTCTTAAACAACGGATCAATAGGCTTCTGGTTTGGCAGAAAGTTCAGGACAGCAAGCAAGATCAGGAAGCGGGTAATTAAAAGTGATTGCCCGTTCTAAGCAGTAAGTTTAACCCACAGTAAAACAATATACCATGAAGCTCGGAGATGCAGTTAAAAAACTAAGAAAGGAGAAGTGCCCACACTACACGGCCAAGGTCTTCGCCAAAAAGATAGGAATCTCGAACAACTACCTATCCTCAATTGAGCACAACAGCCGAAAGCCAAACATAGTGGTAGTAGAGCGAATTGCTGACTTTCTCGCGGTGCCACTTCCAGTCCTATTCTGGTTTGCCGTGGAGGAAAGCGACGTTCCGGAGGAAAAGAGGCAGCACTTTAAGACCCTAAAGGGGCCGGTGGATGCGATGATTAAGGAAATGTTTTAGCAATCTTTATAAGTTGAATCATGGAACTAGTAAGAAAGATAGAGACAAAAGAATCCTGCCCAAGCGTTTCGGCATGGTATGACACAAACAAAGACCGGCTATACTATTTCGCCCAAAAAGAAGTTTGGAGTTGCCGGGATGATAGGGTAAGCGAAGAATACCCTTCATGGTGGCTAGAAACCAGCCCTTGTATCACCAAAAAAGATATTACCGGATCGGAAGTATTTGTAATGCGCAGAGATTGGTTCAGGGAAGCAGACAACGGGATAGATAGAGCAACCCTCATAGCAGAATGCCCAGCTTGTGGCGATACCGTAGTATTCAACGACGGGTGTGTAAATTGTGATGCAGTATTTAACTTTGAAAACGACTGAAATGAAAACGAAAGAGGAAATACTACTTCCAGTCTTAGGAAACATTCACCCATCAAACTATAGTGCGCTGCTTGATGCTATGGAGGAATACGCCAAGGCATACTACGAAGATAAAAAACAGCCAAGCGCTCCGGTAGTTGATCGAGATAACTACGATTACTTGAGAGGGTTCTCAGATGGATACGGAGGACCAGAACCACACGAATGTTTCCCTGAAGGGTTTAAGGATATAAACGAGGTCATGGATCGAGCATATGAATTAAAACAACATAAGAGTCAAGAGACATTGCTAAGTCCAGACATGTCTTTGTTCTATATGGAGAATATTCAGAAACACCACGAAGATAAACCAGCGACTCGATACTTTAATGTGAGTTATGTTTTTAATAAGAACGGACTTGGTTACGGTAATACAAACATAACTGCAACCGGAGACAACGGGCCTTATATGGAAAAATTAAAAGTTCTTGAGATTATTTCAGAATCATCCGGGGCCACGGTTGACAGCATTATAATTTCAAACATCATAGAGATGAACGAATCCGATTACAAGCAATGGATACGATAGACATAAACGGCAGAACCTACGAGGTAGGTGTTGATTTAGCATCCGGAAAGGACTATTCCAGAATAGCTATTGTTGGACATATCGAAAGCGCAGAAGCCAGAACAGTAATATCGGCATTGAAGGCAAAAGAAATAGATGTTGTCTGTATAGAGATGAGCCGCGAAAACATGGATATACTTTCTGGTCGCACCGAGACAAGAGTAAGCGCCTCTCCCGAAATGGTGGCAGCGTTAAATAAGGCGAGTATGGATTATCCAAAGGTTATATGCCTCGGACATATAGATGAGGAAACAAAAGTAGTTCCACCAATGCCTCCATCTGTTAAGGAGATTCCATTCACGGCACGAGAACCGCTACTAGAACCATACTGTCCGAGAAAGAACAATAACGAGCCTTGGTATAGCAGATGGACAACAAGCGAGGCAAACGGAAGAAGCGATAGATAAAATATTGAGGACAGTAAAATAACCCACCATGAAAAAACTAATCGTAATCATCTTTGTATTCCTATCAGGATCTTGTTTTGCTCAAACCGACTACAAGAAGGAGTTCAAGACAGCAGATAGTTTATTCACTAAAATGACTGACTCGCTAAGGAGTAACCGAACCATCTTTGTGACGAAGGTAAAGAAGGATACGGTTGCAGTAAAGCCGAAAACTAAAGTTAAACCGATCACTAAAGTTAAGTAGCATGACAAAGGAAGAGTTAGCCGAGATAATAACCGGCAGAGATAGAAGGGAAGAGCTTGCATTCTTCTACAAAGAGTTGGTAAAGAAAAGCGGTCTTGTAATTATCTACGGAGCCAGTGACGATATTATAGAGTTTGATGGATTTATCCGGGACGAGATTGGAGCATACGAAGGAACCGACTTTATTATTGCAATGCCGGGTGACGAGATACCGGTAGACGAAGAGGAAGAAACTTACCGTAAGGTAAAAGTATTAACACCTGTTGCTTTAAATAGAAAACAGGTAAACGAAAAAAACTTTTTTCAAGCCTTATGGTCTCCAGAGGAGTTAGATTGCTCTTGGCTTATTACAACTACGTTACCTCATGCACCTTTTGACATCATGGAAGATGGTGAATTGTTTTGCCGAGGAATGGTTATTGATATTAAAGACTTGCAAGCCAAGTAATTGTAAATATTTAAGCGTTAATAGAGAGAAATAAAAAAGCCTACATATCCGTAGGCTTTTTTCGTAAACTGTTTACAGATAGCACTATCTAAGTTTTTGATTCATTCGCTCGTTTGTATCGAACTCAACCCCAAGTATTTCGGCTGAATACATTCTGACACCAGCAACAACTATTTTAACCGCTCTCCACTTTCCGGGAATATGCCCAAATAGAACTTCTGAAACCATACCACCAGAACCGAGCATAACCTTTTTCCCCGCGATCATTCCCCACTTTGAAGCATCTCCGTTGGTTGCGAGAACAGCAACTATAAGGCAATTTGCAGTGGCACCCTTGGTGAATACTTCCACCTTTAGCCCACTGATACCGGTTAACCCTTTTCCTGCGAAAATTGGGCGTGTTTCAAGCCTAAATGATTTTGCATTGGTGTTTGTTTTAGTTTGATCTACTTCAATAATTTCCGAAGGGTTGCTGGTTGGAATAGCCAAGATGCGGGAGTAATCGTTCAGTATTGAGATGTATCCTCGGTTTTTGGCATACCAGGCTTTCGAATCCAAGCCAAAGGTGTAGGTAAAATCTTTTACGCGATTGTAGACGAGGAGTTCGTTGGTTTTTGGATCTATTGCCAGCCTCGTGCCCTGCAAAGCGATGTAGTCAAGCATGGAAGTTCTGTCTACTGGTATCGGTGTCCCGGCTGGAACGGTGTAAAACATTCCGGCCAAAACTCCATTCAGCTGCGCGTTGCTATCCAGCGAAGTGTCACAACTGGCTACTAGCGGAATGGAAAGGTTTGTTGATTGTCTTCCGGACAAAGCAAATATGCCGTGCTTGGTTTTAAAGAATACTGCTGCAGAGTTTGAAACTAAGTTGTCGTCCATAGCCACATCAGAAGTCATAGGAACGATCGACTGCACAAAAACTTCTCCTCCTCCTAACTCAAGCGCCCAAACTCCGTCACCTGTAAAAACTATTACCGGATACTGACCGAACTGACCCGTTGAAGTTGGTTCGGTGGTTGCGGCCATCGCCACGACTTTAGTTGTGCCTACGTTATACGAGTAGCGTGCAGGGAATAGGTAAGGGTTTCCAGTTTCAGAAGCTTGAACGCGGTTGGTGTCGGTGATGGTAGGGTTGTATGTTGGTTCTGGAATAACAGATGATAGCGTAGATACCTCCTTGAGTGTTTCTATCACATTTAACGGTCTAGTATAGTAGGCTATATTAGAAGTTTCTGATGGCTGTAGTTTAAAGGAGTCTGCCAGTAGGTATGTATCTGTTAAGATGTTGTGTAAAATAATGTCCATAGCATACGCCCTGCTATCCGGGTAAACGATTGGATTGTTAGGTAATCTCAACCAGTAAGTAGGCCCTCCGGTATTGTATAACTCAATAGCAGCTGGTATAGTTCTAATAGACAACTGCTCGTCTGATGTTTTTAGCTTAAATATGCAGAAGACTTCGTGGGTAACACCAGACGGGGTAAACATGAGCACATCTTCTGTCTTCAGATTCTCCCCATACAGCTTAGTGGAGATATGACCAAGTAATAACCGGTTATTGTAAACGAAAGATGTCTTTGCAGAAATAGTGTGTCGCGCCAAGTCTGTAGGGAACTGATCCTGCTGCTCAATAGTGTTGTAGTTGCACTTTGGCACATCTGTCCATGTCTCAGATATCGATTCAATGGTTAGCGATCCTACCTTATACAAACCAATCCACTTATACCAATCGCTAACATCAGCGTTGCCAGAAAAAAACGAGTTCTTAATTACCTTTTTTGCAACATCTTCGTAGGATAGGTATTCTTCACGATGAAGCAAGCGCTGTATGCCTGATCGTTTGCTCATGTCTGCCGTTACTCTCGATTTCTCAGCACCATACTCCCACTTCCTAGATACAACAGGGGATGCGAAAATGGCTATACCTACAATCTTACCTACTGCTGCCATAGCCGAAATTGTTTCATGTGACGCAACGCTCACCTGCAGCTTTCCAGGTCTGTAGTTTTCTATTTTAACATACTCGTGAGAAACTCCTGTCGTAGTTATTTTTACAGTGGTATAATCCGCAGGGTCTAGCGTTCCAATACCTGCACTGTCCGGGGATAGAGCTTGGTTCCCGTTGCCCATGTATATAAGCTGCGGAACCGATGGCCTATAGTATGACCCATCGTATAAAACAAATGCCGCAGATACAAACATCCACCCGTTAACCTTCCCGTCGGTTTGCCAATCGTTAAAGTATTGATCGACAGTAGCCTTTACGGATGCGTAGTTGTCTACACCTCCCGTGTTGGTCATGGTCATATCGTTGTTTAGCGTATTAATATCGGTAACGTTTTGAAATAGAAATTTTACTGCCTCTGTCTCGTCAAGGGTGACGTTCTTGTAGATGGCGGTGGTGATGTTATACTCAAAGTATTTCATCTTAGCCTGTTCTCCGGCAACGCTGGTAATAACTACCAGGATCGCTCCCATCGCTTTCATGGTCACATCGAACTCAGCCCCTACAAATATAGTTTTAGGAGTTTCGTTTCCTATCCAGTAGTGCAGGTCTCCCGTTTGGAAGTTGTAGGCTGTAAAAACTTTAGCCGAGTCTATGGTGTGAATGAATACATCATCAAACTCGTGCGATGAAACAACAACCGAGTCGTTGTCAGAGGTGGCTACCCACGCGCCGTTCTCCAACCTCATCCCTTCTATGTGCTCAAGAGCGCCATCTGCTGTTCCGGCCATCGAAAGGCTTCGCGCCATGCCGGGAAAACTAATCCTTTGCCTCATCGTCCTTAATTATTACGTTGTTTTGAATAAGCTGCTGATTTAATTGGTTGAAGAAGTTCACGGTTGGAGGTGTAACTCCCCCCTGCGCTGTCAGGACTTCGTTCACAAACCGTCCTATGTTGATTAGCTTGTTGATGTCGTTGGTATCGGCTATCTTACCCTCTAACTTTGCAAGAATAGCCATCCGCATATTTTGAGCAACCTCTACATAGTTTACCTTGGCGATTGCCACCTCTTTCACTACGGCCTCTCTGATGGATTCAAGCTCGTTCTTTCGCTTCTGGTCACAGCCTAGGAGTATGTGCCACTTCCTGATCGTTACCTTGCTTACGCCAGTCTCTCTTTCGGTCTTGTTTGCGTTGTAATCGTTGGCACGGTAAAGCTCCACGACCTCAAGCTTGCTCTTGAGGTCATATTTAACCGGCTCCTTCTTGGCTGGTTTCCTTACGGGTTTGGCTTTGACTGTCATAACGACAAAAATAGACTATATAAAGAGCAAAATAAGTATAACAAAAACCAAAATAGGTTTATCATATAAGGGTTATATTTAATCTATTACCTACACTTGCCTAAACAATATATTCAAGGTATGGCAATAGGTGGGGTATTAGCAGTCGCAGGGATAGGGATGAGTATCTACGACAGGATGAAGAGCGCCAGCGCTAACAACAGGGCACAACAATACCTAAGGAATCAGAAGAAAACCCTAAACGATTATCTATACGGGGAGCTTTCCAAAAATTATATGGACTCGAACGAGGGTCAATCTGCCATCAAATCCGTTCGGGACAGCATTACCAAGAACAACCGCTCGGCAGAGAACTCTGCAGCCGCATCCGGTGGAACGGACGAATCAAAGCTAGCTGTAAAAGAAGTCAACGCAAAATCCTACGGAGACACTATTGCGAATATGGCTACTATGGCCGAACAGCGAAAGGCAGGGCTAAGGGGACAGCTTATCGGAGCCAACGGAGCCTACGACAGCCAGATAGCAGGGTTTGATAAGGACAGAGCAGAGCAGATGTCAAACGCTGCCGGAAACGCAATTAGCACCGCCTCTTCTGTTATTGCTGCCGACGGAAAGGGGGCTTTTGACAAGTATGACGACAAGGTAAATAAGCTATTCAAGTGGGGGAAATACAGTCCCGACTATAAACCAGAAGAGTAATGGGAATCACTAAAGATAAAGCACCAGCCATAGCAGACACACCAGCCCCAACACCCGCAGCCGTTGATCCTGCTATGTTTACCCCTGAGACGCTTGCCCTCAAGCTTAAAGAGCTTGGGCTTAACGATCACCGAGCGCTTAACAAGACAGCGGCCCAGATGAATAAGGTCGGAACGATCATAAGAACATACACCGATGCTAACCCAGCCGCATTTGCTAAATACGTAAGGGTGGAGAACGGACAGGTAACCGGAAGAAACCTAAACCTTCTGGTAAACGACATACTCCCTGCCGAGCAAGAGTTTGGTATGAGCGGAACCGGATTATCAAAGCACACCATCGATCCGTTCCAGTGGCAGGACCCAGACCCAAAGGAAGGTGAGACGTTTGGAGAAGGTGGGATTATTAAGCCGGTTGCTTCTAACGCTGGTATAGCCGTAGGACAAACCCACGAAGAAGGTGGAATAAAGATCGGGAAAAACGAGGTAGAGAACAACGAAACCCTCGTAAATGATGGAAAAGATATAAAGGTTTACTCCGACAAAAGAGGCTATGCCGATCAGGCGAATAAGCTGGTTGCTGAAAAGGGACAGCTAGAAAAGGCTATTGAGGGTATTGACTCCAAGCTCGACAACCTGTTCAACCAGCAGGAGAACTCATTTGCAGATGGCGGGAAGTTTCCTGTTCCTGATGAGTTTCCAATCAACGGAACACCAGAGGAACAACGCGCTTGGATGTGGGACTATCCTGACCCTGTAGCGGACATTAAGGCAACACCAGATCCTGTATCTTTCAGCGAAAAGGTGAAAACAGATGCAAACAGCAAAGCAACATCCGAACTTGTTAACTCAGTAAAAGAATACAGCTACAAAGAGCCGGTAAAGGTAGTTCCAAAGCCGACCTATCACGAGCAGCTACTCTCTCTTGTTGAAGAGCTAAAACCTACGCCAGACAAGAAGCAGGAAACCAACCTAAAGAGAGCCGCGAAGTATCAGGCAATAGCAGACTTTGTAAGTGTATTAGGGGATTCGTTCTACGGGGCGAAGGGTGCAAAGATTAATCCAAGAGAACCCGGCGTTACCGGTTCGCTAAAAGCCTTGCAGGACTACTACGACAAGCTAGCAAGCGGAGAGGCTACGTATAGAAGCACCAAAATTGGATTACTCTCAAAGCTGGCAGATAAGGCAGACGCTAAAGACGCGCTTGCAGAAGGAAGAACATACCAAGAAGGCAGGGACAAGCTGAAAGCCGATGCCGAGGATGAAAGGTTTAAGGCAAAAATTGCAGCTGACGAAAAGGCTTTAGGCAGAAAATTAACAGCGGCAGAGAAAATTGCAGCGAAAAGGCTTGCTGCACAAAAGAAGGACAAGCCAGACAAGGGAGCCACGAGATACGGAGTTATTTCCGACGGAAAAGAGTATGGGTTGACCGCCGCTCAGGTTTCTAACGTAGTGGGAGAGTTTACCAAGAAATACACAGGCATACTCACCAACAAGGACGCAAAGACACCGTTCCCCACAGAGCTTCTTCCTGTTTTAAAGCAACTGCTACAGGGTGGAATGTTGAGCAACATGGGCCAACAAATGGAGCTGATTAACCGATTTGCGAAGTATGACCCAGCGATGAAGTCATTAATTCAATCATACGGAGGAGAGACATCTACTACTCCAAAGCAGGACGACACCGCCCCAATTGCTCCTGACTACAGTATGCCCGGAAGCAACGAAGCCTACGTTTCACCCGGACAAGCCGCCTTGACAGAAGAAGAATTGCAATCAAAGATCGACAACCTCGACTTCAACTTTTAAACGATAAGCCATGCCTAACGATAAACTCCAACAAGCCGCCTCTAAGTTCAACCAAACCATTCAGGGCATTCACCCTGAATTGGTAATTAAAAACCCAGAGAGCAAAGAAGAGTGGGACAACGCTATAGGATCTCTCAAGAAGAGCGGAATTAATACAAGCAAGATAGAGGGTATTTACCAGCTGTTTGGTAATGGTATTAGCGAGAAAGTTGAAACACCTACCCCCGCTGAGGTTAAGCCACCTGAAAACATGGTAGATGATTTGTCTACCGAGGAAGGAAAGAAGCGATACTACGAAACCCACGGGGCCGGGACGAGACTTGTAGAGGGAGTTGACGCAGGATTTAACCAAACCACAGGAGGAATAAGAGTAGGTTATGGGAATGTAGCCAAGGAGATGACGGGAGAAGCACCTCTGGAACGGGTATCTAGGTCGATTGATTTAGGAAGAATACCACAGGGAAAGACTATTTCAGAATATGAATCGCTTCTTGCAAAAAGAGAAGAGGAATTCGCCGACCTACTCAAGCGAAGGGCCGCAAAGTATGAGTTCATCCGTAGGGATAATAAGTTTAGTGATAACCCAACCATAAACACCGGAGAAATTGCCATACCATCTAATGAATGGAAGGAGAATGGTGCAGAGATTGAGCGACAGGCTACCGATTGGGATAAGAGAGCGGGTTACGATCAGAAAAGATATGAGATAAGCGATCTAAAGGAATACATTGACCTTGCCAAAAAAGAAGGCGTAGAGGGAGCGACTAAAAAGGCACGTGAGGCTGTAAAAACCGTATCGTGGAATGACGAAGTAATAGCCCAAGGAGTAAAGGATATCGATGTAGATGCGCCAAAGGGAACCGGGTTGATTTACGGTGTTGGAGTATTTTCCACACAAGTAGTTCCGGTCGTAGCATCTGCGGCAGTCGCTCCATTTACCGCAGGAACATCACTAGGATGGATACCGGGGGCTATTGGAGCGTCTACTATGGGCGTGTTGGCTTCTGGTTCTGCTGGTCAGTTCATGCACGAGTATGATAAATACACTAGTGAGAATAATATAGAGCCAGATCAGGGAATGAAGTTCGGTGGTGCCGCAGCCTACTTTGCATTTGAGCTTATTGGTGAGCAGATGGCGCTGGATGCCGCACTTAAAAAAATTACCTCGCAGTATATCAAGAAATCGGTTATTGCCGGAGTCCCAAATAAGGCCATGGACTTGATGCAAGCCTACCTTGAGAAGAATCCTGCAATGGCGAAGAAATTTATCGGAGCCGCAACGGACTATATCGACAACGGAGTGTCCGAGGCCACGAGTGAGGTGTTTACTTCGCTAGGGCAAGACCTATCCTATAACATATCTAGAGACAAAGAGTTTCAGAAAGGATTTAAGGAGGTTATACTTGACGCCTACGAATCTGCCAAGGGCGGGTTTATGATGTCTGGAATAACAAGCCCTATGATCAAGATGGGGCAACACTACCAACAAAAGAAGGGCATTAGGGATAACGGAATTACCCTAGTGGAGGATAAGGTTTCGGGAACCCCATACCAGTTCATGGAGGCCAACGATGATGGTTCTGTGCTGGTCATGGATAAGCTGGGGAACGAAAAGAAGATCCCGACGGAAAACGTAGGCAGGATACAGCAGTATGACGCGAAAACCTACCAAGAGCTAGTTCAGCAGCACAAGGAAGGGAAACAAATAACCATATCCAACCCCGGAGATATTCTTGCTCAATCAAACGAGCAGCAGATGGGTAACAACTTTGGGAAGTTTGCCGACGAAAACGGGCAAATGAACATGGCTACCGACAGCCAAGGGAACACGCTCTTTATTACCGACATCGACGAAAAAACCTACGGGGCTGTAAATGCTATTACCGGGGAGAAAACCACCATTGCCAAAACAAGTGTTTCGAGCGTTGGGAGTGAGAACCTTGGTATTCTATCCGCTAACTCCATATCTCAATCGCTATACACTTCCGGGTATCTATACGGAGGCCAAGGAAAGGCAGTAAGCATACAGGAAGCGGTTGATGACGCTATCAGTAAAGGCCAAACCGCCGAGACTATGGCGGTAACTGCCAATGAGCACATGGATATGGTCGCTCAGGCCATTCAAGCCAACGACATGGCCGGAGCCGCTGAGAATACCATCAAGGCCAACTTTTACACTAACCTAGCCAAGGAACTTGCAAATATAACGCCAAAGGCAGAAGTTGTTGCCGGAGGAACTATCCTGTTTAACGGAAAGCAACATAACGTTATTTCGGTGAACAACGGCATTGCTGAACTAGAAGAGGTAACTGAGGACGGGTTGGGTAAGTCATTCGACGTTCCGGTTGAAGAAATACAGCAACAAATTAAGCCAGAGGTCAGTGAGCTTACAGTAAATCCTACTGTACCAGAAGTAGCAAAAACAGCACAAGAGCCAGTATTACAAGAAGATTTAAACACAGTAAATCAAGAAGTTGCAGCAAATATAGAACCCGTACCGACAGAGCCAAAAACATACGACATTGAGGTAGGAAAGGAAACTGTTAAGGCTGTTCAGCAGGATAACGGAACCTTTCTTCTTGGGAAAACATACACCAAGAGCGAGCTGGAAAAGGCAGGGAAGCTTGTAGAAGTTCTTAACAAGGACTACGAGGATAACGGTTTATCTTTCGAGATTACCCCTCTACCAAAGCAAGACCCTGCCAACCCGTTCGAGAAGCCAACGTTTGCCATCGTGGCAAAACCTGTAATTGCAAAAGAAGAGCAAGTAATACCCGAAAGTGTAGCAGAGATACCTACTCCTTCAAAAACAGAGGACAACATACCTGTTTCTACACAGGAAGAGATCAAGCCAGTAGAGGCAGAAGTTGAACCAGCAGCTAAAGAAACTATACCTCCTATCGAGGAAGTAGCTAAAGAGTCGCCAAAAGTTGACGAGGTAAAACCAACCAAGCTAGACGATACCATAAAACACCTTGAGGTTATATCCGAGGGAGAACAAGTTGATAAATCACCCACCGAAGCGCAAAAGGAGGCCGGAAACTACAAGAAGGGACACACTGTCGTTCAGGGCTTCGATATTACCATCGAAAACCCGGAAGGAAGCAAGAGAAGCGGAACAGACGGAGGGGGTAACAGGTGGGAAACTACCATGCACAACACCTATGGATACTTTAAGCGAACCAAAGGAAAAGACGGCGACCAAGTAGACACCTTCTTAGGGCCGAACCCTGAGACTGGAAAGATATACGTGGTCGATCAGATGGACTCCAATACGGGTATGTTTGACGAGCACAAGGTAATGCTTGGGTTTAACTCTGAAGAACAAGCCAAAACCGCTTACCTATCGAACTACTCTAAGGGTTGGTCGGGATTGGGTGCCATCACCGAAATGGGGCACGATGAGTTTAAGGGCTGGTTGAAGGATGGTGATAGAACAACGGTTCCTGCTTCTTTTAATGCCGAGGCAGAGAGAAAGGCAACCGAGCACCTAGAAGCGTTGAAAGAACCTACCATAGTTCCAGCAGACCCCATCGTTTCTCACAACAACCTCGTTAGACAGGTTAAAAACTACAACGGGTTAACTAAATACCAGCGCGGGACAAAGGCAAATAGGCGATTATTTAAGACCTTGAGCACCTTGGCTACTAGGCTTGAGTATGGAATTACCCAAAACACCGACGGCTCCTTAAACGTAACCAAAGGGGGTAGTAAAATACGAACTATCACCCAGAAGAAAACCAAGGAGGAGATTAATGCTCACAAATTGCTAACTGAATACCCTCAAGAGTTCCAAGACTTCGCCAACTTTATTATGGGCGTTGACAACCTTGGGTATATCGACGTAGATATGGACAAAAAAGCCGTATCTCAGGGTATTAAGAACATTAAAGAAGGTAAGAAAACTGTTGCCGCCAACGCGCTTCTGGATGAACTTTCCGCTATTTACAACCTTGGAGAGATTCATTTGTCAAATAATGGCGAAGGAACGCGCGTTTCTCTGCAAGAGTTTCGTAACTTGTATTCGTCCGAAGAAAAAGGAGCCGCAGAAGAGCAACAGTCAAACGAACTATTTGAGCCAACCGAAGAGGGTGAATTTGTAGAAGATTACAACCAAACGCTTTTAAATGCCATTGCCGATAACTCCATCACCAAGGAGAACGTTGAATCGTTCGATTGGCTGTTAGGGGAGGCAATGCTTAACGATATTAAAACTATTCTATATGAAACTGAGCAAGGAAATAATAGCAGCCCTTCCACCGGATCAGAAGCAGGAAGCGCTATTACAGGTGAAAAAAGCGATAATGCAGCAGATCGAGTCGATGCCGGAACCAAAGAGGTCGGAAGCGTTGAAGAACCTGGACTCTCTGAAGCTACAGGGAATCAAGATGGCCGCGATGCAGCGAACCCAGAGCAAGTTGCTGAAAAGGGGTTAACCGAGCTACAAAAAAGCGAAATTGAGGCCAAAACCGGCGAACTTTCCCGTAAAATTGAGGCAAAAAGAGCAGAACTAGTTGCCGAAAGAGGCAAGTTACAGGCCAAAAAGAACGAGCTGGAGGGTAAAAAAACTACCCAAACTTCACTGTTTGGCACCGAAAAACCACAGTTTGCCGGTCAACTGTTCGATATTCCCGCTGATTTCTCACAGGGAAGCATCACCCGCGCCCTTAAGGACTTAAAGAGCGGTATTACAATTAAAGAAAAGGAGCTGACTGACCTTGTTACTAAGCGTGACGAGATCGTTAAGTCTATTGTGGATAGCGCCACGGCACAGCAGGAACTGGATTTGAGTAAGGAGGCAATTAAAGAAGAAAAACCCACCTATCAAGTTCCTTCATCATTCACCGCTCAAACCATAAGCGAGTTCTCCGATGAGTTAGACAGGGGTAATATTAACATTGACTCGTTTAAAAAGGCTTTCGAGGTATTCTTGGCAAGCAAAGAGGCGATCACCCAAGAGCTGAGCGGCAAGACAAAAGCCGAGCTGCTTTCCGGTATGAACGCCATGGGAAGGTATCGATATAAAAATGAGAAGAAGGACGCAACTGTAAGGGCTATTTATGGCAGCCACCTAATGACGTTCTCGTTTGGTTCTCTTGTGTATGATTTCAGCAAAAGCACAGAAGAGGTAGTAAGCGAAAAGGTAGCGAAAACTACTCAAGCGGACATAGACAACCATGTAAGCGAAGTAAACAAGCAGATCGAGGACTACAAGGCGCGAGTAGCCGAGTATAAAAAAGCCCTTACTAACCCAGAAACAATTGCCGAGTTTGGAATATTCATTGCAAAGAACGGTAAGGATGCGTTAAGCGTAGAGCAGAAAGCAGCCTACGACAACCTTATTACAGATAAGGTTTTTGATAAGCGCAGCGCAGAGGCCGAGAAAAAGGCAGAAGTTTCTAAGGTGGAGATAGGCGATACCGGCATGAGCCTTATTGAAACAAAACACACCAAGACTGGAGAACCAATATTCGTAGTCACCCTTTCGAATAGGGTTGATTCTGACACCTACAAGGACTTAAACGCAAAGGCCAAGAAGTTAGGAGGCTACTACTCTTCTTTTAGAGGTAATGGGGCTATACCCGGATTTACCTTTAAGGATAAATCACAGGCAGAAAACTTCATGGCGCTGAAAGAAGGCGATGTGTCAACTTCCTCAGAAGAAGTAAAAGCAGAGGAGACTAAGTTTAAGGCCGATAAATTGAGGGATGCTGCACAAAAAATGATTGAAAAGGCAGATGAGTCTTTAGGAAGAGAAAGGCTAACCAACACCTATAAAAGAGCCAACGAAGCAAGCCGTGCCGATGCCAACGCTAACGAAGAAAAGCGTATTGCTGAAACGATGGTAAACATTGCCGACGCTATAGATGCAGGAAACGTAAAACTTCTTAACGGTGTGAAAGCAAAAACGCACATTGAGCTGCTTGAGATGATGGTTAGAACATCCAAGAACCAAGAAATAGCAGCCAAGTATCCTAACGATAGGATTAAGCACAAGGATGATCCTGCAACGCTTGAAACAATCGAATATTTAAGGTTTGGATACTACCCAAGCATATACGGAAGAGCTATCGTTGATATTGCAAACAAAGCAAGCAGGAAAAGTGGACTAAAACAGGTTGCGGCCAGATGGGAGAAGAAGCTAAACAGTCTATCGGAATACGAGAACTACCAAGTTACCTCAGATAGGGAGATCGACGAGCTTACAGAAATGTTTAATGCGCTTCCCGAAAAGGAAAAAAGTTACAGCCAAGTAGGCAACAGCCTCGCCAACCACAAAAGGCTAAAAGCAATGGGGATAGAAAACGACTCCATGCTTCGCGCTGTGCTAAGGGAGTATATTCAGTATCGCGGAAAAGTTAAAGAGGCAAACAAGGTAAAGGAGTTAGAACGGGCAATCGTAGGGAGAAACGTAGGTTTTGACTTCTTCCCCACCCCTTCTTCCGTGGCTGAATTGATGGTAAATGAGGCCGGTATTACTGAAAACATGGACGTTTTAGAGCCAAGTGCCGGAAACGGAAACATTGCCGATGCAATAAAATCAAGCAATATCATTCCCGACGTAATCGAGCTATCCTCGGAGCTATCAAAAATTCTCGAAGCAAAAGGCTATCCGGTAGTTGGTAGCGATTTTATGTCCTACAACGAAAAGCAGTATGACCGAATAGTAATGAATCCCCCATTTTCTAACGGAGCAGATGGGGAGCATGTAATACATGCCTATGAACTGCTAAAACCCGGAGGAAGAATAGTTGCCATAGTTGGAGAGGGAACGTTTATCAGAAGCGATAAAAAGGCGGTCAGTTTTAGGGAATGGCTCGACCAAGTAAACGGAAGCGAAGAGAGGTTGCCACAGGGAACCTTTAGCGATAAGAAGCTATTAAATACAACTCAGGCCAACGCCAGAATGGTTGTGATTGACAAACCAGAAGCTTCTGTTCAGTTCCGCAAAACCTCACCATACTACGCCAACGCAGAGCGCGCACTTTCGTCCATTGAAATGAGCAAGGCCACCCCCGAGCAGTGGAAGGCCATGATACTAAAAGGAGGTGCTAAGGAAACAGAACTAAGGTGGATGAATTGGGATGATTTCGCCAAGGATAAAAAGTCTATCACCAAGGAAGAGGTGCAGCAGTTTATCGATGGGCAAAAGGTAGTAGTTGAAGAGGTGGTAAAATCACAATCAAAAACTATTACCAGAGAAGAAGCCTTAAAGGCGCTAGATAGAGGTATTGAGGTTTATGGAATACATCAAGACGGAAGCGAGTTTCTTATTGAAAATCTTGATGATCTTGATAGAGCCGAAAAACTAGCTTTTGAAGAAGATTTAGCGCCTAGCGAAACCAAATACTCCCAATACACCACTCCCGGAGGAAAGAACTACAAGGAGGTGTTACTTACGTTGCCAAATCAAACAGATGGTAAGATTTGGAAAATAAAGGCCGGAGATAATTCAACTCAAGTATGGAGCAAAGAATTTACGAATGAAAGCGAATATCAATCGTATATTGAAGGATTAAAGCAAGACGGAATACCATTCAAAACTACTGTAAAAGGAAAAGACAATCCTGCATTCTCATCTTCACACTATGACGAAAAGAACATTGCCGCGCATATTCGCCTTGCTGAATTTACCACCAAGGAAGGAAAGAGAGCGCTTCATGTTGAAGAGGTGCAGAGCGATTGGGCGCAGAAGGGAAAGAAGGATGGGTTTAAAACAAAAACAGAGGCACAGCTATACGCAGAACTGGAATCCAAGGGTATATATAGAGATAAAAACTCTACTATGAATACATCTTTTGTTGATAAAGATGGAAGCCAAATCTATCACCCAAATCCCAATGTAAAGCGAAGTTCTACGCCAGAGCAAGATGCGGCCATTGATGAGTTTTTTAAAGGACTAAAATCTGGTGACATTCCCGACATGCCCTTCAAGCAAACCGACCAATGGGTAGGATTAGGCATGAAGTGGGCTTTGAGGTATGCCGCCGAGAATGGGTTCGATGTGGTAACATGGACCACCGGAGAGCAACAGGCTGACAGGTATGATTTGAGTAAAAAAGTAGACAAAATTCATTATAACAAAAATAATGGAATCTTAAGAGTTGACGGTATCAACGGAGAATCAATATTTAATGATTATGTAGAAGAAAATGGCATTCAAGATATAGTAGGAAAAGAAATAGCTGATAGAATTATCGCTAAATCAAACGACAACAAAGGAGAATATGTATCAATTTCAGGAGACGGGCTAAAGATTGGCGGCGAAGGAATGAAAGCCTTTTACGACAACATCGTTCCTTCGTGGGTGAACAAGTATGTAAAGAAGTGGGGCGCCAAAGCCGGAGCTACCGAGATTGACACCAAACCAGAATTAACCAACGATGGAATAAACCTCGACAGCGGAGAGATAAACCAACCAACAAATGGAAAGTTTACCACCGTCCATTCGGTAGAGGTTACTCCTTCAATGACCGTATCTGTAATGGAAGGACAGCCGATGTTTAGAGCTTCTGAAAGGGTATTTGCTGATGTAACTAAAGAGCGCCACCACCAGCAAGTATCTAAAGCGGTAAACGACCTTCAAGAGAAAGCACCCAACGCACTTCCGTTACGGGTTGTTCGGAATAATAAAGAGCTAAGCGAGGCCATAAAAGACCTTTCAAAAATAGAGCAAGAAGGCATCCAGGAAGCAATCAACAAAGGTTCTACCATATTTGGGTTTAAATCTAGTAAAGCTGTGTTTATTGTATCAGAAAGTATGGCTGATGAAAATGAAGCCATTCATACTTGGATACACGAGCAAGGAGGCCACTTAGGTATTGAATTGCTGATACCTAATGAAGATAAGCGAAATGCTTTCTTTGAGGCAGCATACGAAAGCGTAGGCGAAGAGCAGTTCAAAAAATTGCTTGATGAAATAGATCCAACCGGAGAGATTTACGCTACATACAAAAAAGCCAGCAAGGCTGAAAAAGGCTCAGAATACCTAGCTTTCTTGGCAGAAAAGATACTAAACCGGGAGCAAATGACACCTGATCAGTATAAGTTTTGGTCGGTTATTCGTCAAAAGATACTGGAACTCATAAATAGGGTATTGACTTCGCTCGATAAAAGAGCTACATTTACAGACAGAGAGTTGGCCTTAATTGTTAAGGCCGGAGCAAGTAAACTATATGAGGATAAGGGTAGATTTGAGACAGGAAACAATACTGAACAACAGGAAGGCGCGAATGCTTCCAACGGTTCAGCGCTACGAGGAGATCGTGGGGGTATTCTTGTCGTGCCCGAGATTCAGAATACGGTTAGTAGCCCCAATCTTCAAGCCATTCACGCTGAACGAGCATATCGAGAATTCGATCCCATCGCCACGCATAAAGTTGCCCATGACGCGCTCCTTCGCTCAGTCCCTAATTCAAAACTAGAAAGGCTTTCTTTCGGGCACGGGACCAACGTAGAGTTTTCAAACTTTGACATTAAGTATGCAGGAACCGGCACCGGGGAGAAGATTCACGGTTACGGGTTATACCTTTCCATCACCGCTAACGATCCAGCTGTTGCTGTAACCTACGCCAACAAGGTAGCATTTACCTCTGCCGAGGTAAGAAAGTATGCAGAAGGTATTAGCGAGAAATACGGGCATTTGGCTTTTAAAGCATTCGAAAAGGCTACCTACGACACCAAGAGAGGGAAAGACCTGCTTACCTCCTTAAAAGATCGATATGCTGAAACGGGAAAACCGTATATCAAGAGCGTAATCGACCACGTAGAAAGCAACCCTATTCCATTTTCAAAAATCGTTTACTTCGGGCAAATGGAGAAACCAGACGGCACCCCATTTCACTTTATCGAGTGGGATACCGAGTTTGTCTATAAAGACCAGTGGGACGCTATCACCAACGGATTAAATAGGGAAGGCCACAGCGTAGACGAATGGTTGGAAAGGTTGGGCGAAGAAGCATTGCTTGACGATGGACAGCTGAACGGAAAACAAGTTTACAGATCACTAGCTAAGCTACTAGCTGAAAAGAGTGACGATTCAAACGGTAGCCCAAAGAACGCTTCTGAGTTTCTATACAGGGCCGGTTTCGACGGGACTACCTACGCCGACAAGGAAATGGTAGACGGAAAGGAGAGGTATAACGTGTGCTCGTTTTCTGACAAACCTATTCATATTACCGAAACGGTGAAGTTTAGGAAGAAGGACAAGACCCCTGCCGAGATGTCTAGGCTTGATGTCCAGATTAGGAGATTTGCCGATAAAATGATCGCACAGAAAAACGTCGAAAAAGAGATACTACGAAGAGGTGGAAGGATTACCGACGCCTCAAACGTTTCGATGCAAGAAAACCTATCCTCTTCCATCGCCAGCGAGGCCATGAAGAAATTCAACAGAGAGATGGTTAAGCCGTATGTTGAAACTATTGTCTCGGTAATGCAAGAGGGAAACTTAACCCAAGAGGATATTGAGAAGTATCTTATTGCCAAACACACACCCGAAAGAAACAAAACCTTTAGGGATTTAGGCAAGGAGGGAGATACCTTTTCGGGCATGGATGAGAAAGAGGCGCTTGATAGAGTTAAAGATGTAGAGGGGAAAGTATCTGGTAAGCTGATAAGCAAATTGTGGGAGAAAACCAACGCTATTACCAAGTTCGCTCTTGATTACGATTTAGCCTGTGGAAGAATAAGCAAGGAGACACACGACAGGTATACCGGACCAGATAACGAGTGGAAGCACTACGTTCCACTAAAGGGATGGGAAGCAGAAACCTTAGATGATGCCGACTACGTAGACACCGGAAGCGGATCATTCACGCCTACCTTAAAGAAGGCCAAGGGCAGAACATCGGCCTCGGATACTCCTATTCACTACATGATATCGGCTGCTTACTCATCGATTGCCGCCGGAGAAAAAAATAAGGTAAAGGCTGCTGCAGTTCGCTTGGCTACCAACAACCCGGATATGACCGATATATTCCACCTTAAAAAAGTATGGATGGTTAAATCTGGCTTGAAAGACGAAAACGGAAAAGACATTTACTTAGAAACTACTGAAAAGCCATCACCCGAGCAGTTTAACCAAGGATTGGTAAAAACCAAGATTGATACCCGGCATGAAGTAGGTAAGCCAAGAGATAAATCAAAACAAGAAGAAGTTACCGCTTACATCAAAGGGGAAAAATACACCGTAATCTACGAACCAAAGTATGTGGCAGCGGCCAATGCAATAAACAAGGTTACTGGTGAAAAGACAGCAAAGGCAAATGATGTTATACAGGGAACCATTGGCATATTTACCAGATGGTTGTCGGCAAACTTTACCTCTAAGAGTCCTGACTTTATCCTACCAAACTTTGTGCGTGACGTATCGTTTGGTTTTATGAGCGAAAGCCTTAAGGAAGGTAAAGGGTTAAAGTTTCTTGAGAACACCAGAAAGGGGATGGCTACCATTCACAGAGCCTACGCAAACAAGTTGGACCCAAAGAATCCAATCGATGTTCACTACCAAAACTGGCTTAAGAACGGAGGTCCTACCGGGTTCGTTCACCTTGGATCGCTGGAGAGCATAAAGTCAAACATTAACCTAGAGGTTAAACGGTTGATGAAAGACAATAGCTTGTGGGATAAAACAACCCAAAATAGGCTGTTCAAAAAGTTGGGTGCGATGATGGATTACGCCGCAATCATGTCGGAAAATGCATCGCGGTTTGGGGTTTACCTTACCTCTATCGAGCAGGGTAAATCGGAAGCCAAGGCAGCGCACGACGGGAAAGAGGCTACGGTTAACTTTAATACCAAAGGGGAATGGTCTGGAATTATTGGAGGATTCTTTACGTTCTTCAACGCCTCAGTTCAGGGTGGAAAAACATTCGCTAAGCTAGGTTACGAAAACAAGGGTAAGATGGCTATTGCTGGAGCTTCGTTTATGGCCCTTGGATACCTTGTTGCTGCGATGAACAGGTTTATGGACGACGACGAAGAGTATGATAAGGAAAACCCATACATCAGGGAAAACAACCTTATATTCAAGTCGGGCAAGAACCATGTTATGATACCACTCCCACACGGGTTTAGAATGTTCTACGCGCTAGGGGTTATTATAAACGACTTGGAGCACGGAAAAGAAACTGTCAGCGGTGCCACCAGAAGAGGCATGTCGTCAGTAGTTAGCTCGTTCTCGCCTATTGACCCTGTTGGGTTAGTAGATAAAAAAGGAAGTTTATCTCTACGGCCTATAATTCCAACTACAATGATTCCAATATATGACATAGCTAAAAACGAAGATTTTGCCGGACGGAAGATACACAACGAGCCGTTTATGCTTTCTAAGGAAAATGTTCTTGCTGATAGAGGTCTTGGACTTAAAAATGTAAACCCGTTTTTACAGCAAGCATCTGACATATTGTTTGAACTAGGCGGTGGAGAATTAGATACCGGATTAAAGACAAAAATAGCTGACGGAAAAGAGTCTAGGATAAAAGGAATATATGACCTTAACCCATCAGATGTTGAGCACATAATATCATTCTACACCGGAGGAAGAGGCCAGTTCTTTAACAACGTGATAAAGATGGGTAACTCTATTGTAGATCAATCAAAAGAGTATGCCAAGGACAAGGATTTGAAAAAAGCAGTTGACGGGTTGGATATAAACTCTATGCCAATACTTAGAAGGTTTTACAAAGAGCCTTGGGCCGGAAGCAACTACAAGGAATTTATCAAGATACGTGACGAAGTGGAGGCGTATAAAGCGACTCTCACGGAATACGAGAAGATGATGGTAAACAACGTTCCTCGGTATATTGGCGCCATGACGGCTATGGACCTTCAGCAAAAGGCTATCATATACGAGTCATTCAATAAGAGTATTAAAGAATTGAACGCGCAAGCCGATAACCTTATGGAATACTCCGACCCAAGCGCGATAATTGAGCAAAAAGACCAGCTAGTAAACCAGATGATAGAACAAGTTAACAACCTGAAACGATGATAACGAACCCAACCGCCCAAGACTTCAAGAAGTTTAAGGATTCAGGAGCTCTACAACTCCCAAGATACTCGGAAGATAGCGCTGATTTTAAGGTAGACCAAGCCCTTTTAATGGAGTGCATGAACCACTGGTCTAACCTAAGAGAGCTAAGAGAAAGAACCTCTAGGGCGCTGAGGTATGTCCGGGGCGACCAGTGGAAGGACTTTATTACCGACCCAAAAACCGGCAACCAGATTACCGAGGAGGACTACATTAAAGGTCAGGGAAAAATACCTTTAAAGCAGAACCAAATTAGACAGCTGATGAACAACCGTATTGGTCAGTATCGGTCAAACCCAACAAAAAGCGTTGTGTTCACCCGAAGGAGAGAGGATGCGCCGGTTGCAGAAATGTTCTCCAACTCCTTAGAGTGCTCACTTCAATTAAACCAAGCCAAGCGGATTGATATAAGGAACTTCGAGCTGTTTCTTTCTTCCGGCACAGCATTCTGGAAAACGGAGTATGACTACTGGGCAAATAGAAACATAGAGGACGTATTAATCACTACTCCTACTATATTCCGTATGTTCTTTAACACAGATATTGAGGATCACCGATATAGGGACTTGAGAATCATTGGAGAGCTGGTTGATTCCCCTATTGAAGAAATTATCAGGGCCTACGCAAAAACACCGGCACAGGAAAGAGCTATTAGGGCTATTTACAACCCTCAAATAAACCAGATACAGAATAACCAACTGCTAGCAAAAAGTAGGGCAAAGAACTTTCTCACCCCGGCTACCGGTATGTGTAGAGTTATTCAGGTATGGTATCAAAAAGGTTCGTGGAAAACATACGTTCACGACACCATGGACGGCTCGTATAACATCGTTGAACAATCGGTGGAACAGATTGGAATTTTAAACAGGCAGCGAATCGATGCCGCTGTTTCGATGGGGATAGAGGAAGCAAAAGTTCCATTAATGACCGCCGAAACGAAGTTCGAACGGCAGTGGTATGTTAAGCACATGACTACCTCCGGCCACGTTTTATATGAAGCGTTAAGCCCATACGAGCACGAGGAACACCCATACACACTACTACTTTACCCGTTGATGGATGGAGAAGTTTGGGGATGGGTTGAGGACATTATTGACCAACAACGGTATGTAAATAGGCTTATGACCATGATGAACATGATTATGAGCGATAAGGGGGCGCTGTTAATACCTTCGGATAGCATACCGGATGATATGTCTCCAAGTGATTTTGCCGACGAGTATGAAAGCTTGAACGGCATAATTGTTTACAAGCCAAATGCGAATAGAGTTGTTCCTCAGCACGTGCAAAACAACTCCACCGCTGCCGGTCTTGGGGAAATATTTACTATTCAAATGAACCTACTAAAGGAGATCGGGGGAACCGGAGGAGCAATCCAAGGTATAGCCCCATCGAGCGGAACACCCTCATCGAGGTATGCTATGGAGGCACAAAATTCCTCTATTAACTCCATCGACACCAACCAAACATTTGCGGAGTCTATCAAGGAAAGGGACTTGAAGGTAATAAAATTACAGCGACAGTTCTACGACCAACCTAGACACCTAGCCATTAGCGGAAAGGTGGCCTCTGAGGATTCGAGAACCTACGACCCAAAATTAGCGAAGAATGTAGAGATTGACATGACCGTTGCTCAGTCCACTGATACGCCGATGTTCAGAATGGAGGCTGACAATATGCTTATGGAAATGGTTAAATCGCAAATGATTGATACTAAATTGTTCCTAGAGCACTGCTCTTGGCCGTTCGCTGACAAGTTACTTGATGCCATGGAAAAGAGGGCACAAGACCCGAACGCGGCCATTCCTCCGGAGGTGAATCAGGTGGTAAACCAAAACCCGAAGGCGCAGCAGATGCTTTCGCAAGCGATAGGAAGATAAAAAAAGCCCCATAGTTGGGGCTTTTTCATTGTCTATTGGATTATTATTTATTCTGCCTCTTTAAATGTAAGGTAGTATTCCTTACCCGGCTTGAAAAACTCTGCAGCCGGTGTTTCGTTTGAAATTACCAAACTAACGGTTCCTGCCGGAGTCCATCGCGAAAATGATTTATTCTCCTCGCATCCATCCGTTACGGCACCTAAATTCACATTTGTTTGCTCTCCATCGGTAGGGGTGGCACCATTGCATCTAAACTTTGCTAAGACTTCCACCATCCATGCTTTAGGGATTAGAGTATTTCCATCTTCAAATTCCTTTGCGGGGCAAAATGATTTGTGACCATCCTTGTAGGCTACATAGTAGCCTCCCGCTTGAGGTTTGTGTTTACTCATATACTCCCAGTCAACCTTAAAAGGAGCATAACCATCCTCTTCTGGGGTAATTACCGCGCTTCCGTCGGTTTCTCTATTTTCACCTTCGCCATCTCTTACGATGGACTTAATCTTTAAAGCCCAAACTTGCTTGTGGCTTTGATACCTTGGCATTTCACATGTAACATCAATCATTTTGTAATCCTCCTATTTTTAGTTAAACATCAAATCTGTTCTCTTTATATCGTCTTGCGTTTCCTTGTTGTGTTTGTCGTAGTGCAACTTTTCAAACTTACCATGCCACTTTCCGTATTCGGTTTTTGTTCCGTCTATAAAAAACTGTGGGGCGCATTCACAGCAAAGCGGTTTTCCGTAGTAAGGCTTTAACTCTTCCGGCCATTTGTATCTTTTGGAAAAATGTTTGTCCCAATAAAACCCAAGTGCAGAGTTATCCACACATCCGCATTTTGAACATTTAAATAGTGGCATCGCTTCTGTTTTAAATTTATCCGTTAGTTTTCTTTACAATATCTATTCTTGCGCTAAGCTCCATGGCGTAGTGCCAGCTCTCTACAGTTTGAATTGAGGTTCTGTATAGCAACCCATTTGCATTTACCTGTATGGCCGTAACCATTCGCTCCTCTTGATGCGGATCGTGAGTAAGGAAAACAGGCTGTCCGAGTGAGAATTTATTATCTATTTCCATAGCTATGCGTGACCAAGGATTTCTACTGGTTGTGCCATTTCTTCTTTATTAGGAGATACTATTTTAGTCGCACTGCTACCTATGGTCGGAGCGTATATACCTCCAAAGTTTACATCAATTGGAGTGTGCTCATTTGCCAGAACTGGATTAAGTTTTGGTATGTCAAACATTCCATTATATACTGGTGAGTCTAATTCATACATTGGATTGTGCTTGATTATTTCTTTTTTCAGAATATCCAACGGAGTATGCTTACCGGATAGGTTGGCTATTTTGGTCATTATGCCTTGACTATTCCCGAACATTACGGAATCTTCCATACAAAGTATCATGACCCACCTATGCTGTGTTTGCGCCTTTAGGTATTCATCATCCCCAACTAAAGCAGCAATATCCTCGCGTAAAGACTGTATTTCCTTTTTGTGCTTGTCGATTAACTTACGACAGGTTGCCTTTTTCATATCCCAATTTTTAAGGTTTAAAAAATCCGGGGATATCGCACCCCGGAGAGCGGACTAGGCAGCTGCTCTAAGCAGCGGCTGTGTCATTGAAATTGATTTGCCTGTTTGATGATATACGATGCTATCCCCTTGTATAAATTCAGTGCCATTGTCTATATCCGATAGCTTAAAAACCTTTGGTTGTCTAATTACTTCTTCGACCTTAGCTTCTACTTCACATAAAAACACATACACGTCATACAGCTCGTTATCGCTTAGCTTGCTTAGTATTTCTGTATTCCAGAACCACCCGTTATTATCGGTGAAGTGTCCGCGTCCTGTTACTGACCAGTGCTCCATTTGATCGTAGCTTGGGATGCAACCTCTTACTAAGGTTACTAATCCGTTATGGTCTAGCTCTACTTTCATGGCCTATCGTGTATGGTAAATACTCTCCTTTAAAAGGTCTACAATGGTGGCCTTTTTGTTCATCATTCCATTCCTCTTCAATAGCTCTACATCCTTAGCCAAACAGGCATGAAAGTTTCCGAATACATCCTCTAGGACGTAAACCCGCTTCCCTCCGTTGGCTTGTGATTTTAAGTTAGCCATCCGGATAGCTCTTTTGGACTTTATAGATTTTTTCCACATCCGGAACAGGTCGCCGTAGTACTTGTGAGTTTTTGCGATCTGGAATAAAATTTCGAGTAGGAATCCGTTTTTAGTTTTCATGGCTATACAGTTGCTTCGTTTACAATTCGTTTTTTCATTGATCCTGGTGCTGACTTCTTGATTACCGCAGGAGGCTTCATGTAGGAGGTGGCCAGCCAATACCCCCCTGCCCTTGTCATTAAAATATCGTCGTGCTCTCCATCTACCGCTCCGTAAGATCCGTTTGGCTTTATCTCGTAGTAGTCATACTCGTCACAGGCCTCAATCTCCCGCTCCACAAAACCACCATCCCGAAGGGCACCGTTCAGCCCATCAATTAGCATCGTCTTTGTTGCTATGTTAGTATGAAAGCCATACTTTGCCGGTATCCCTTCTGCTATTTTCTCTGGGTCGGTTCTGGTGAATAGGTTATCGTAGTGCTTGGCTATCTCGTCTAAAACGGTCATGCCGTGGCTACCCTCGTCTTGGGATTGGTTTAGTGAGTTTACCTCAATACCTAATAGCGCGTTATTATACCACTTAGCCACACGTGCGGCCACCCATGCGAAAAGGTCTTGATCTAGGTGTCCCCTCCAAGACGCTACCACTTCTGGAACTCCTCCTTCGAGCATTGAGTATCGATCAAACACCGTTAAGGTTGAGTAGTCGGCTTTATCTGTTCGTCCTCCTATGTCGCCAAAAACGCAATACCTATTAGATATTAGCTCTTCTGTATCTGGTAAATCCCATACCTTTAGCGATCCCTTTGGCAGAGAACTAAATGTTATATTTTGTAATGCCTCTTTTCCTTTTTCTGAGCTGGCAAACAAATCACCCACAAAGGCAGGTTTACGGCAAGTCTTTCTCGCCTGAGAAACGTAGTAAGGACGGAATGCTCTTCTTCCGGTAGATTGAAACGCCTCATCTGCGCTGGAAGGGTATTCACTCTTCATAGACCAATCATCATACTGATCGTCGTCCTTTGTCTTTCTATACCAAGCGATACCCTCAAGGGTTGCCCCTTGCTCCCACAGATACCAATCGTATTCTTTGAAGGTGGAAACGAATTTGGGGTAATCGGTGATCGTGATTTGATACCGCTCAATCTCCCACCATGCTACAAAGATTGGATCGTAGGCAGATTTTCCAGATACAGCGGCTTGCCACTCCCTATGAAAGTAGTTACCTACGCCTTTTGCAGTAGACTCTTTTACCACCAAGGTATAGGGAAAGTCCGGGACGGTTGCGGCTAATGATTGAGCTAGGGCCTCCGCTGATCGAGTAGCTGTTGATTTCCAAAGGCCAACCTCTGACTCGTGCAGCATGGAGAAGTCGAACGATCTAAGAGAGTCCGGCTCTTGGGCCGAGCCTATACCTACAACGCACTCTCTTTCCAGGATTACCCTGTTTTTTGAACTCCCTTCGTATGGACCAAACGTAAGCGGTCCAAGCGGGTATTCTTTAGCCATGTTCGTAAACATGCCCCGGATATTTCTGGCTTGACCTTCTACGTCGGCAACGATAGCAGAATGCCACCGCTTTTTAAGCCTTACCTGTATCCAAGCCATATACATTTGAACAAGGGTAGATCCACCCCACTGTCTCGCCTTTAAGAGTATTGCCCGAATGGGGATACCAGCTAACCGCATTCTCTCTAGCCGAGCAAGTGTTTTGCGTTGCCCTCTATTTAATCTAAATGGGATTAGCTCTTTTGTTTGCTTGTCCTGAATCTTTACCGTAGTAAACGCCCAGAACTCAAAATCATGGTTCAGCCTTTCCTCTTGTAGCCCTGATAAAAACTCCAGTTCGCTTCCTTGTTGCCCTATCGAATCCAGCGCATGCTTAATCGAACCGTGCTTAATAAGCAACTCAACCGCCGGAAGTTCAGCCATTGACTTAGGTAAATACAGGGTCGAACTATCGGTAATTGGAACCGCCACCCTTTCGATTGGCGAACCAAGACCGGTAATAGGATCGTAGGGGCTATACATTACAGCCCTGCGCCTATCGTTCTCCCTAATTACCTCAGTCGTGCTTGTCATGCTTCTTGAGTTGTTCGCTGATGATTACAGCCGCCCGTTTTGGATCGTAGAAAGTGATCTCTCCTACCTCTTCGTAGATTTTGGACATAGGCATATACTTATTCTCTGCCTTTATCCGCGCCAGCGTCTCGGTGTAAACTTTAAAAACGTTCCGGTGTCTGGCCTCTATCTGCTCTACCGTATAGCTTCTCTTAACTCTTGCCATAGTTCTGTGATTACACGGCTACAAAGATACAATAAAGGTATAACAAAAACAAAAAAAAGTATATCATAAAACACTCACTTTGAATTGTTACAATACATTTGGCTCAAGTAATACTTTAAGTCAAAGCCATGGACCCAGAAGAAGAAAAGAAAAAGGAAGAGGAAGTAGCCATTGCTGGCGAAGTGACACCAACCAACCCTTTACGCGAACGAATGATGAAGTCGCGCCCAGAAGGGAAGTATGACACCGACGAGGACGTTCAGAGCGCAGTTCTTGAGCACATGGACGAACTGGAAGGCTACAAAGGCAGCTCAGAAGCCGCTAACCAAAAGCTTGTTGAGGTAATGGATGCCAACCCAGAGCTGGTTGACATGATCCGCGACCTAGCCAACGGAGCCACCCCGGCAGAGGCTATTGCCAGAAACTTCGACCTAGATGAGATAATTCCAAAAGATGGCGAACCAGACTACGAGGCCTGGGCAAAAAATAAGGAGTCACGCCTTTCTAAGAAGTCCGAAATGGAGGCAAGAAGCAAGGAGTATCAAGACAACCTAGCTGTTTCCGAGGCTAACGTTCGTGAGTATGCCGAGGAAAACAACATGAGCGAAGAGGAAACCGGTAAAATGCTCGACGATATAGACTCTATGCTAACAGACCTCGCCTCTGGAAAGGTAAGCAAGGAGTTTGTCACCCGGATGAGAAAAGCCCTTACCGCCGATCAGGAGAAACAGGAAGCTGTAGAGATGGCAAAAATTGAGGGAAAAAACGAGGCCATTATCGCAAAGAAAGCACCTGTTGGAGATGGCATCCCAAAAACCATGGGAGGATCGATTGAGGCAAAATCAGAAGTTCCTCAAAAGAAGGACATTTTCGACAGAGCCATAGAGAGAGAAAAAAGAGGCTAACCGCCACCAGGCAAGCACAGATAAATAAAAATTTAACTAATACACGTAAAGATGAAAAGAAAATTCGAAAAGCCAGTCCAGTTACTTGCAATGCTGTTGCTGGTGGTTATTGTTATTGTTATTACCGGCCCGCTGGGAGGGTTTGCGGCAAGCGCTGGCTTGTATCACGCAGTAGGAGCACCCATAGCAGGAACAGTAGATACTGCTAGTGTAGAGACTGCTGCACCTGGTCTTAATCGGCCTACCGTCAGCCAGAAAATTACCCTCATAAAACCATCTGCAACTCCGCTAGATACCATCTTTCGTGAGTTTGCAACACAGGTGCCGATCAAGAACTTTAAGACTGAATTTTATTCAGTAGGCGCTAGGGGTTTGACCGACGTAGTTACCACTACTGTTACTGAGACTCACACCGTTACCGAGCAGCCGGTATTTGAGATCGTGGTGAATAACATCAACATCTGGTCAGTTGATGATACTTTTATGGCATGTGGTCTTACAGCAACCAACTACACTGGAATGAACCTAGTGATGATGGTGTATGATATTGACATGACAGCCAATAAGATTAAGTGTATTCCGCTTAACTCTACAATAATGGGGTCTGCTGGTAATTCCGGTAAAATGATCTTGGCTACTACCATCCCGGCAACAACCGTTTTAGTAAGAATGGGTAACTCCAAATCTGAAAAGGACGCACAGACATCTCCTTTTGCCATGATACCAGACAAGGACTTCAACTACGCGCAAATATTCATGGCGCAAGTTGAAGAGTCCTTCTATCAAAGAATTACCCAACAAGAAGTTGAGTGGGGATTCTCTGACTACGAGCAGATGAACATCGAGGATATGAAGGCTAGGCAAGAGTATTCATACTTGTTTGGAGCCAGAGCCAAGGTAATTGATCCGCTTGGAAAGGACGAAAAGCATATGTGTGGAGGTATTCTTAACAGCATTACCAAGGGAGTAACCTACGGAACTGGTGGCAGCAACAGAACTATGTCTCCAACAGACTACGTTAACATAACTAAGAGCCTTTTTGTTGGTAACGCAGGATCGGACAGCCGCTACCTATTTGCCTCTGCAGGACTAATTGCCACCATGCACTCATGCGATGCTATTGTAAAGCAGCTCGCCGCTGCCCAGACTGAGGTTAAGTGGGGTATTACCTTTAAGAAGCTTGAAACCAACTTCGGAACCATCAATATTAAGCACCACGCGCTGCTTGACTACGTTTACGGATGGGAGGATAAGGGCTTTGTTCTTGACGTTACCCAGCTAGAGAAGCACACATTTAAGGCTCTTGGAACAAGAGAACTAGACCTTAAAACCTCAGGACAAAGCAACGTGGATGCTACGGTTATCGACGAGGCATCCTGCCCTGTTCTTAGATACCCTGAAACCCACTGTATCGTATCACCAAAGGCTTAATTATTTAAATACAAAAAAGGGGAACCCTCGTTCCCCTTTTCTTTAATCTTCTACGCTATGCCACTAAAGATATACCGCCTTACCCGAATGACAAGCCTACACACTAGCGTTATCCTAAAGGATAAGAGCGCGGTGTTTGTTGAGTTTAGGGCTTCGTATGACCAAAATAATACGCTACGAGGCACATTCGTTACAAAAGACGAAGAGCTTCAGTATGCAATTGAGAAAGACAATGCCCACGGTATTGACTGGGATCTTGAATCTATCGACGGTAAAAGTCCAAAGGAGTATAAAGCCTCTACTAAGGCAAAAGATACCAACCCTCCTAAAGGTGACAACCCGGGCGATAACCCACAAAACGATGCTGAACCGCCTAAAGGTGACACCCCACCAGACTTAATCATAGTCCCAGAGGTAGTAAAACACCAAGAGGCTAAAGAGTATCTACTTTCCAAGTTCCCCGAGACACAACCCGGAGATTTCAAGAGTAAGGTAATGGTAGTTGCCTTTGCCGCAGCAAATAAAATTTCATTCCCCAATCTAGCGTAATGACCAGAGAACAAGTCATACAAAAGGTTTTGTCAAAGCTCGACGAAGTAGCCCCGTTTGACGATAGCACTATTGTCACTGGGGCTGATTCGCTGGCTAACCCTGTTCGGGCCATTGTGCTCGAATTGCTGGACGAATGCGCTAACCAAGTATTGTTAGATGCGCCAATCAACTCTTGTCCGGTTACCTCATTTTCATCAACAATTACACTAGATATCACCAACGCATCGGTAGATGGTATTTTAACCATCCCAATGACTGCCGATTTTATCAAGATTGCAACGCTAGATTTATCCTGCTGGGAAAGGCCCATATCAAGAACCTACCCGCAAGATCACCCAATTTACCAACTCCAACGGAACAAATACACCCGAGGAGGATTATCTAAACCAGTAGGGATATTAATCAAAACACCCGCTGGATTCAACATTGAGTGCTACACGATCACAAAGCCAACAGCAATTACAGGTTTTGTGAGGACGGCTACCTATATAAAAAGAACCGCTATTGAATTACTCCCCGACAACCTTATTGAGCTTGCTACGTGGTTGTGCGCCGCTAAAGTTTGTCAGGCTATTGGGCGAGACAGTAAGATAATAGAAGATTATTCACAAGCAATTGCAGCGCTATGGAGTTCACAGGACTAACCACTTTTATAAAGAGCTACATTGATGCCTGTTTGCTGGCGATAGTAGAAGCAGGAAACTCAAGAAAGTTAAGCCCAGATGGCCTTACTGAGTTCGAGCGCAACTACATGGCAAACCTCTCTGGAGACGATGTGATAAAGCAAGGAGTAGTAAGGCAGCTTGTTCAATTTATCAACCAAACGCTTATTACCGATGATTCTATTTGGAAGAAGCTAGACGGAATTACAGTTGCAGAAAACGTAGCGAACAAAATAGAAGTTCTCAACTCCCCGAAGTTAGGGGGAGAGCTAGCAGAAATTTGGGCCAAGAAGTCAGATGTTTCCCTAGCTATATCTGAATTAATCGGAGGAGCGCCAGCAGCACTGGATGTCCTAAATGAGCTGGCCGCTGCGATTAATAACGATGCGAATTTCAGCACAACCATAGTCAACTTAATTGGAACAAAACTTGCAGCCAGCGCATACACGGCAGAAGATGTTTTTAATAAGGTAAAAAGCCTTGATGTAGACGAAGGAGGTTTAAATGCGTCTACACTACAGGGGTTAAATGCTAACCAATTTAGTAGGTTGCATGACTTAATTATTACTAATGATTTCAACCACACAGTTATAGGTATTGGTGTAGTAGACAATACAAACACATCTTTAAACAGCACCTGTAAAGGAAGCATAGTTCTAGTTAGGTCAAATGGTTCATATCCGCTTGTAGTTATAGAATATAATGGAAGTAAGGTTTACGATAGGAGTTATGCTAGAATGGCATATACGGTAAAAGGATATAGTAGTGAATTGCAAATAATTCCAGTAACATTTACTTTCAATGCAATAAAATATTTTGGATTTAAAATCATATCAGAACAATCTCGGGCATTCAAGTTAATAAGCGAATATAGTTCAAGTGTAAACCCTTTTGCAGTTGAATATTATAGGTACAACAGCAGCACCATATTAAATAGCGAGATATATAACAGCGTAGCTGAGGATAATGTTGTGGATAATAGCTTAAAATATAATGGTTATGATGTATATCATGCAGCCAACCCCCAACCAGAAACAAACAAAGTAAAATCAACAGTTGACGATACCGCTGGATACCTAGGAGAAAAGTTAGGGTTAGGAGTCACTCTTGATGCTAACAAAAAGATCACCTTCGATTTAGCCAAGGTGGCCAAGGCAGACAAACCGAATACTTTAAGAATAAACATACCGTTTAATGTAATAAAGAATAGAGAGCTAGATAACTCTCTTTCTCCAGTAGATTATCCTGGCTATGGAAGATCAGTAAGCACTCCAATACTTGTTGCTGGAATATCAGGAAACAGTATAACGGTAACTGGGCTTCCTAGATATGATCTTTTACAGCGAAGCATATTTGATGGAACAATAGGAGTCAATAAGTGGGCGCTAGTAAACCTAGATTCGCACAACACTCCTACAAACGATCAGCCAAACGGAGCATACGAGGTTCAGTCTGCCATTCGTGCAATAGCATTTACTGGAGCCAATAGTGCTGATTTAACCGTTACAAGTGCAGCTGGATTTACTAACGGACATAGGCTAATGCTTATATCTGTTTCAAATGAGAGGTTTAAAATAAACCCAAACTCAATTGATGGACTTGATATAAACTCTGAGGCATGGAGAACAAGACAGTCACAATGCTGCTATCCGTATAGAACGCAAAGTGGAAAGTGGAATGTAATAATGCTTGGTGCTCCAGATGCCAACACGTTTACCTATAAGCTAATGGAGTCCGATAGCCTTTACGGACCGTGGACTAGATCGGCTATTAATGCAACGAATCTTTTAAATACAGTAGGAAGTAACTTCGTTGATCTTACTGCTGCAATTCCGCAAGCATGTAAAATGTTTGTGGCATACGGAACTAAGATACCTTCAAGCCCATACATGGCCTATATAGGGTGGGGGGCCGATAGCATTACTGGCAGCTACAGCTGGAGTTTTCCCTTAAACTTTAAAATATACTTTCTGGTATGCGATGAAACATACTCAGATATAAGGGCTATTGAGGTAAAAACAAACTACAAAGTAAAAAGACCAACAGGTGGATTTTTACACTACCCATCCCTAGGATACTACAAAGGAAAATACTACTTCTCTGCCATAGACGATTACCCAACTGGAGCGTGGACAGATGAAAACAGGTGGGATAGGCATGTATTCGTTTCTGATACCCTAGATGGAGTATTTGAATATCACTCAACAATTCAGTGGGGTAGAAACTTGAACCAAGGATGTTTTTACTCGAACCATCCTGTAAATGGGTATGTGTTTGGTTACGGAGATGCTTTGTATGCATACGTATCTGGAACCTCCAGATACCCGCTTTCTGGAAACAAAGGAGATGCCGTTACCGGATTTTTTATGTTCGACGATAAAACAGGATCGTGGAACGAGTTTCCATCAAACTTCATCCCCGTTCCTTACGGCGGTGACGAAGTATGGGGCGCCGGATATGAGTATATGAGAGATCACTCGGGTGGACCTGGACTAATCGCAATGGAAGATAATAAGATGTTTTTCTTTCAGGGATATACCAATGGATCTGATAACTACAGATTAGCTTTAATTGAAATACCGCTGTAATGGGAAATTATAAGTATAAAAAAGTAGTCAACCAAGCTATTAGGTTAAGCTTTGATCTTACAACGGTAAGCGCTAACGTAGCTAAGATAGGTTTAAACCTACCGGCCGACGCTATTATTACTAAAATAGTAGGGGTAATCCAAAGTGCGATTACAGCAGGAACTGGAACTACTTTTAAACTACAACATAGCAGCTCTACGGCTACTACATGGGCCGACATTACAGCAAACGTTTCTGTTTCTGGGTTGGCTACGTTGTTTGTTCCGGCATTTGCAAACTCACTTTCAGCATATCGACTACAAGGGTATAACGAGATTCGACTTTATAGCGACGGCACATTCTCCGCAGGGGTTGTTGATTTTTACATTGAATACTATGTATAAGAAAATGAATTGGTTCTTTCGGTTTATTACCCCAGAATGGGTGATTGCAATCACTATTTATCCTTGGGTATTTTACAGAAAAACCCTGAACAAAGATGAGTGGAACCATGAAGCCATACACCTTCAGCAGCAAAAAGAGCTGTTTGTTATCTTCTTCTACATCCTTTACCTAATCGAGTGGATTTTACGGCTTCCGTTTGGTAATGCTTACAAAAATATCTCTTTTGAGAGGGAGGCTTATGCTAACCAAAATAATATAAACTACCTTAAAGCAAGGAAACCTTTTAACTTCACAAGTTATGTCTCCAACAGAAGAAAAATTAATTGACGAAAAATTCAAGGGTGTAATAAGCGCCATTGAATCGCTAAAGGAGAATACCGATTTTAAGCTAAATACCCTGATAGGTCATGTTGAGAGAACCAACGGAACGGTAATATCTCTAAATAAAAGGGTTAGTGATGTGGAAAAAACACAATACACCTGTGGGATAAAAACCATTGGCGAAAACATAAAAAAGATTGAAATCGAAGTAGCCCGGTTGGCTAACGAAACATCGGTAGTTAGATTCTACCAACGATACCCAAAGCTAATGATTACAACCATAGTGCTAGTGGCAGGATCGGGATTAATTCAAATTATTGGTATAGCACTTAAATACTTACACCTATGAAACCAAGCCAACAGTGCGTTGATTTAGTAAAGCACTTTGAAAGCCTTCACGACGGAGATTTACGGGCAATTGGGCTACAGCCCAAAATGTGCCCGGCAGGAATATGGACCGTAGGCTATGGCCGTGCGCTTACCGATAAAACCGGAAGGTTCTTAAGGGGAGAAAAAGATAAGGCTCAGGCCTACTTGATGTATCCTAACCTTACTGAAAAAGAGGCAGAAGAAATGCTTCACGAGGATTTGGACGTAAGGGCGAAAGTAGTTGATGGCATATTCGCTGACCAGAAAATAAAGCTACTACAGCAGCAGTTTGACGCGCTGCTTAGCTTCGCATATAACTGCGGTGCAGGCGCTATTTACGACAAGGTAAACAAGCGAGACATGGCCGTAATGAGGGCCGTAAAGAAGAAAAGCGAAAAGGAGATTACCGCTGCTTTTGGGCTTTGGAATAAGGCAAACGGAAAAGTTCTTCCCGGATTAATCTTTAGAAGAACCAGCGAGGCGATACTTTTTAATACAGGAACCCTTAAATTTTAAGCCATGGAAGATTTTATAAACATAATTTTTGTAGGCCTATCGCTCGGGTCGTTTCTGGGGTATTCCATTATTGCCTCTTTAGGGGCAATTTTACACCTAACCAAGGAGGTTAGCGATAGAAGCAAGGAGAGCAAACGAACACCGGTAGAGTTTTCGTGGAGGTTCTTTAGGGTTGATAACGTAAAGCGGTTAATCGGAACAGTCCTGCTTATTTACGTGTCGATTGTGTTCTACAAAGAGCTGACCGGAACAGAGCTAAGCGCGTGGTCGGCATTTATAACCGGCTTTGGAATGGATGGAGCCAGCGTCTTTCTTAAGAAGAACGGGAATACCATAAAGGATAAGGCTAAAAACATTTTTAATAAGAAACAAGATGGTAATAATTGCTAACAACATCTTCGGGATAGGTTTTGATACCACCGCCAAGACTGTAACCGTTTACGGAATTAGAGCCAAGTGCTCTGTTGTATCCGTTATGAATAACACAACGAAACAGTGGATGTATAGCCACGGAGCTGAAGGGACAATCTCCGAACTTCCCGGTAGAAAAATTATCACCGTAGCCTCTGTAGATGGAATGAATACCACCGATGATATTATCGTTGAGTTGGATGTGTTAGATGCAGAATTGAATGCATACCTAACCGGACGACTGGTAGGAAGAACAGAAAAAGCAGTCACTCCATCAGCTACCGATGACCTACCCAACGGGCCGGGCTTTGTTGTGGTGAGGGGAACCGCCGGAAATGTGGATGCTATCACTTTATTTGGCGATACCGTTTCGTGGGCAATGGATGCAAAAGAAGTATCTATGGTCATGGTGAGAAGAGTATTGGAAACATCAACAGCAACTGACATTAAAGTTATATACTAAGCTTATGAGATTCGGGTTAGGGTTAGGGTATGGATTAGGATTAAGAAACCAGTTGGCTTCTGGAGGAGGAGTTCCATTCAAGAACACCATATCCCTTTCAACGAAAGGAAGAAGTGGACTTACTCTTTCTGACTCGTTTGGTAATGATGCCTCCATAATACCTGCTTGCGGCTTAATCAACGCTACAAACTATCTATCAAAGACAATTACTAATTTCGAAGCCTCTGACTCTAGTGGTTTCGTAGAGATATCGTTTTATTTTGATGGCAGTGCCAATACATTTAGGTTATTCTCAACTACTAACAGTGGGTCTTCTTCTACTTATTTTGATATTGCAGTGCTTACAGATAAGAAGCCATTACTGACATTAAGATCATCAACTGCATTCACTAATACGCTTGCTAGTAATGTAGCGTTAACTGCTGGGGTCAGAACTGTTAGGTGGGGGTCTACTGGGTCTGCCTATTATCTAACTATAGATGGAGTTACCACGGCATTTACGACTTATTCTGGGCTTAACGATGGAAAATGGTTGAATGCAGGATTATTGGGAACGGCACGGAATAAAATAACTATAGGAGCCAGTGAGAAATCTTCATTATCAACAAGTTCTACTTCTTTTAATATTTATAGTGTTAACTACAACGATGAGCATCGGTGGATTATATCAGGGTTAGGAAATAACGCTTATGATAATATCGGCAGTAGTCATATGGCGTGGGTTGGAAGTGGGCATGTGGCTTATGATGCTAACACGCCGAAACACTACATGGATACTGGGTATACCTATGCATCCAAGGGAGGTGCGGTGAGTGAGTATATCCCATATACTTCTTTGGGTGTTCCTGTAGATGTTTCTTCGTATTTAGTTGGATATACTTATTCAAACTGTGCAGGTGATATGTCTAATTTTAATCTGTCACCATCGCTTATAAATATCCCTTCTCTTAATTACGATAGATCAGACGTTGTAAGGTTTAATGCAAACGCAAGAGGAACAACTTACAGTGCTAGTCATCCTACTCGGTGGAGTCCTAGGGAATTAGTTGACCCAAGAGTATATTATGAATGGGGTAATGTTGGATACAAGGGAACTATCGGAGCTAGAGTTGATTCTGATGGTATAAACTTTTTTAAATTGTTTGAAATTCAAGCGTGGTCTCAAGATTATAGAGGAAACGATCAATTTAGAATAACAAAATACAATAACGTTGATAGTTTTGTTGTGACTAGTGGGGGGCAACCTACAGTAGACACAGATGATTATTTAATACTTACATAGATGGCGAGGTTAAAAGATATACTTAAGTCAGTAACAATATCTGCTACGGCAGGATCAGACTATGCAACTCTTAATGATGCAGTGGCAGGGTCAGACATTAATACATATACGGTAGAGGGGGATATTGCGTTAACAGCAAATATAACTTTCCCCGCAAATTCCACTTTGATTATAGGAACGCAGGGTAAGGTTTCTGGGGCATATACTCTTACTGGTAATAATACAGCGATTGTATTAGAGGGTGATAACTACGCCATCGGTAATGATATTACTTTTGCAGGAACATGGGTGTGCAAATCTGTGCACGTAGACAATTTTGGAACTGTAGCAGACGGGGGAACAGATGATTACATCTCCATATCTAAAGCAATTTCTTTCTGTAAGTTAACTAAATCAAAAGAGTTACATTTCAGACAACTAACGTATAGGTGCAACACAACCATTGACTTGACTGGATTAACTGTGCATGGTAATAACGCTAAGATAGTTTGTGCTTCTGGAGTGTTGGTGGTAGCTAGTGGAGCTGTAGGCACGTCTTACAACCTTAGTGGAAATGCCTATGTAGGAGACTCATGGCTTAAATGTAATGATGCGACTCTGCTTAATTCTATAACAAACGGAGACTTAGTCAAGGTTATCTCTAATGAGATAATCCAACCACTCTCTAACGAAAATACGAGAGCTGGAGAAATACACGAAGTAAGATCAGTAGACTTAATTAATGGATACATATATTTTAACGACTATTTATTTTACTCATATTCCACATCAGATTCAGCTAGGGTAGCAAAGATTACTTATGCTAACCTAGTTATGAATAACATATCCCTTATTGTAGAGTCAGAAACAGTAGCCACCCACGCTGCATTGATTGCGAAGGGAATTAAAAACTTAGTATTAGACAATGTATCTGCAAAAGGATATTACGCAGCTATCTCACTCCATGATTGCTATTCCCCACTTCTTAGGGTGAAAACGTTTCAGTCAGATCAAACTGGTATCGGGTACGGGGTTCAAATAGGTGGTTCTTGCATGAACAGCAATATTCAAGGTGTATTCGTCGGAGCAAGACATTGCGTTACTACAGGGAATGGTGGAATTGGTACTGGTAATGATGCTGGAGGTATATCATGGAACTCTAAGGTTCATGATTCTATCGGATTTGCAGGATTAAGTTCATGCACCGTATTCGACACTCACGCTTCCAGTGGTTCAATATATTATGACAATTGCGTGGCTATAGGAGGGGTTTTTAGGGACAAAATAACCCTGATCACGGATTGGAATACACTATCCACGTATTCAGTTAACTCACTTGTTAGAAGTTCGTTAAAAAATCTCTATAAGGCGGCTATAGAGAACACCAATAAAAATCCAGACACGGATATTGCAGGTAATTGGGTTGAAGATTGGGGTCATGCCTCACAGGCAGGTTTTAAATCCGAGGGTTTAAATCAATATTATACTGATTGTAAGATATTTGGATGCGTAGGAGGGATAAATCTTACAGCCGTATCTGGGAATAGGACTAAGATTAAAAATTTAGAAGCATATGGCTGTAATGCAGTTATTCCAGCAAGCACTACCTCTTACTTCAAGGAGTTAGATGTTGATGGTATCACTGCTCAGGTAAATACAGTTGGCACTGCACTGTATATGCTAGGTAAAATAGATAAATGGTCATTTTCTAATATAAAATTAACCAATATCTTACTTTTCGGAGCATCTATCACTACCGCAGTGCTACCAAAATCGTTGACAATAGATAATTTTTCTGTAATATTCGAGGATGCTAAGGCTACTAGTAATTATGCTGTATCTACATTAGGATTATTTGAGGATATAACTCTAAGTAATGGTGAGATAATAAATGCTAATTTTTTAAAAGTATCTCTTAATGAAGCTGGTAGTAATATTGATTCCGTATGTGTATTTAATGTTAGAAATACTAATCCAAAACTTGATGTAATAACAATAGAACATACTGTAAATAATTTAATTATAAATGGATTATTAGTAAAGAACCCAACCACTTCTAACTATTTGATCTCAACAAAAAAATCTATGCAGAATTTGAGCATATCTAACTCTGCATACATCGGAACGAATGCTACTAAACTTATTTTCACATACCTAGCAGAAACTCTTGGAACGTTTAGTCACAATAATAATATTTTTCCAAATTTAACTACCATAAAAACTGGTAGTGGGGCACTGGCATCACTAGAGGTTACTGGTGGGAGTATAGGAGCATTGAGAAGTATTTCTGGCTTTGGTATTCCAGAGGGAGCTGTTGCTGCCACCATTGGAACAAAATACACAAGGCTAGACGGAGGAACCAATACTACTCTATACGTTAAAGAGTCTGGTGTTGGTAATACTGGATGGATTGCTAAATAATCACCTAACACCTATATGGTATGAAGAAGACCGTAATAGTAAAGAAACCCACTAAAAATAAAACATAAAGTGAAAACATTTGTAACTGCACTTTCGCTAATCCTACTCGGAGCGCTTGCCTATTACTTTAAGCCGGTGAGTATTCCAAGTGGAATGGTGTTAGTAAATAAAACATTTCTCGACAGCCTTGGAAATTTAAAGCCAACGGTAGTAATAGACACTATAAAGGGAGATCCATACCCTGTAGAAGTTCCGGTTTATGTTCCTGTTCCACAGGAAGAGGATAGCACTATAGTTTTTTACAAAGATTCCCTCGTCACCTCAAAATTAGCAGTGTTTGTTTCGGACACTATTCAAAAAAGAACAGGAAAGATACTTTACAGAAAGTTTAGGTATCAGCTCTTTGTTCCAGAGAGGATAGAGACTATTATCACCAAACCCTTTCCGATGCCCTATGCTGTGGAAAAACCCGAAAAGGAATGGCGATACTTCGGAAAGGTTTGGGTAGGTAACGGATTCCAAGGAGAGGGTGGAGTAATTTATAAAGACAGGTTTATTTTTGGAGCAAAGGCCGGTGTAAAATCGGTTGAAGTTGGAGCAGGACTAATATTTTAACCATGAGCGTTCAAACAGCAGAAGCCGCACTAAACAATGCGCTATCCTCCTATTTAATTTACCTTTCTACCCATCAAACGGTAACGGTATCAGAGGTTGTTGCAGAGGAAACAGTAGTTACTCCAGTAGTGATGCGCTTTTCCCTTGCAGATATCTTTGAAAAGGTAAAGATGCGAACTGCTAAGGCAGGGAAAGTCGCCAAGGGACCTAAAGGGGAATCGCTATTCGACGTCTTTGCAGTTACCAACGATGATAAGGATTGGTTTGATATGGTAATCAAAGATGCCGCAACAAACGTTTATCCGGCTATCTCTCACTTGGCAAAGGCAACGGCTGGGTATATTCTTAACGATGGGCCACAGATTACCCCATACACCGATGGAGATGGATACACAACCGAAGGGGAATACTACTTAAGCGAAGGCAAAATATATCTTTGCATAAAATCTGGCATAGACTCATCTGTGTATGACGGAACCCTATTCACCGAGCAACCGTCTTATATTGATTCGCACGGTTACTTAACCGTTTTAATTGTTCCGGTGGAGAATATGAACGGGGCCATGCTTTCACTGGCCGAGGCTTCGTTTATGGATGCCCTAACCTACTCCCTTTTAGAGGACTGGTGGAAGAACATTGTCGGGGATATAGACAGAGCAGGGTTGGCTAAAATCGATTACGACAACTCTATTTCAAAGATGAAAGGAGCGCTCTACTTTAGAAACGTCCCTATGAAGAAGAAGGGTCACCCTTGGGGCTAAGTATCTTCCTGGATATTTCCGAAAGCTTTTCCCTATCAAATTCTCCGTGATACTTGTTGTGGATCTTCTCGCTGTTATGACCTACCATTTGCATTCTAATCTCTGCGGATACTCCGTTTTGCTTTAAAATATCCACAAATGAATGTCGTGACAGGTGAAAGTGAATGTCCTTGTCTATCTTTGCCCTGAGCGCAATTATCTTTAAGTTTCTGTTTACGGAGTAGTTTTGCCCTCCCACTGCGTTTTCATACTGCAGCATCTCTTTTTTATACTGCGCCATTATAGCTTTATCCTCCTTGGACGGGGGTGTTTCCAGTGCTGGGAACTCTCGCTTTAGTATTGGGAAGAGATAGTGGCCGGTATGGTAAGAAAAAGATTTAAGTATATCCATAGCCTCGGGCTCAAGGATTAGGCTAATTCTCTTCGTGAAGTTCGATTTTGAGGTTAAGTATGATAGTTCATTTCCGTTGATGTTCGATTTTCTCAAAAGACAAACATCCCTAAATCTCATGCCCCACGCATAAAAGGAGAACATAAACAGCTGACGGGCTTTCCAAACCTCCGACCGTTCCTCTATCGAAACTGCCTCAATGCTCCTTATTTCTTCAATAGAAAGTCTATCCCTGAAAACATCTACCTCTCGCATTCTAATACCCTCGAAAAGGGTATCTACGTCCAGCTTGCCCTCCTTGAGAATGCCTTTCAATACCACAAAGTTTGAAGCAATGGTGTTGGCTTTATTTCCCTTGGCCTCCATGAATTTTTTAAACCCGGTAATTGTGTCGGATGAAATATCCGCGAATCTAACCCCGTCACCGGCATACTCCAAGAACTTGTCGATAATTCCACCATACCTTTTGTAGGTTCCAGGTTTACCCGCTTCGAGAAATGCAGCTCTTTTATTGTTAGCGGCATCCTTAAACAGGTCAGTCCGGACTATTGCCCTTGGCTTTACCAGATCGTCAATTGTAGGAGTATCCCCGCGCATCTCGAACTCCATGATGGTATCCTTTATCTCAGATACCCGCTTATTAATTACCCTATTTATCCTGACAAAATCGCTATGCTTCTGGTTCAGCTCGCACTTGGATGCGTTCCACTGAATCTCTGTGGCCGAACCTACGGTGATATACCTTCTTTTATTCGATCCGGTAGTTATCACTATCACTAGCGGGTAATCCCCATCTTTTAGGGGTTTACTTTTCCTTAACATCACGTTTACAGTAGCCATATCCTTACGTTTGAATGTTACCCAACTTTCTAATGGGTCACATTTGTGTCACATTTTCAATGCAAATATATACCAAAATATGCAAATATATACCAATACACCAATAACGTAAAACCCATTGAAAAGGTTGTATACTCGGGAAACCCCAATAAAAAAAGCCACCCGGTTAAGGTGGCTTTGTGATTTCGGCGCGATTCGAACCACTGTTATAATATGTTGATAATCAATATTTACATAGGCTCTGAAAATCATGGTAACATTTTAGTAACATTCTGTAAAACGGTAGGCTTAATTGCGGTTATTGTAAAAAACAAATATACGAAATTCTACTAATTCAGTTTCATTGATGGTAAAATTAGGTTTTCTTTCTTTCCTTCTTTGGTTTCTTTGTCAAGTAATCAAAGATTACATCCCTTAGTTCATCCGAGGTGTTGCCAAAACCTTCCTGCGCTGACTGGCTCATTAGGGTATCTACCGGCTTTCTCAACCGTTTTGCCCTAAACCTAATCTCTTTTATATCCAACCGATCCAATGATGACACCGCCAACCCTATATGCTGTAACTTCTCGTCTATTTCTATGGAAAGGGCTTCTTGAATATCCCCGAGCAGCGCAATTACATTTATTCTGGTGGCAATAAACTCCGGTTTAATGTTTGCCTTTTCCAGTTTGTCGATAATCGTTTTATTCATGGCTAGTATCTGAAATTAGTAAAGTGAATAATTGCCATCGGCTTGCTTAGGTCGTAGCCCCGAAACCATTCTTTGAAGTCTTCTAGTGAAAGTCCGTCGTTTTTTGCAACAATGCCAATAGATAACCAACTGTTTAACGATTCTGCTACATGCGGAAAGTTAATGTCATTAGCAATGAATGTCAACTTTTCAATCCCAACCCCATCCTCCTTACCAAGTTGGCAGATGGTAACACTCGGGCTTCGGTATGGCTTTCCAGACCAGAAGTAAAGTTCAAGAACTGCCTCACCCCTTTGAATCTTTTCGAATCGTTTAGACCAAAGATCGTAGTTTCCTCTGATGGTGTGTAGTTTAGGCCAAATATCTATAATTCCATCAAGAGTATGAATACGATAACCTTCGGTGTCTACAGCCGCGTTTATTATCTTCTCAACAAAATACGTTGGCTCCCCTGCTCTCTTGTGTGTTGCAGGAAATTTAACGCTAACAGGTAGCCTATACCTAACTATTTTCTTTGCTTTCATCCTAATTTTATTTAATAGTGTCGTGAATATTTCCAATTAATTCAACGTATGGCAGCACGTCAACGCTAAGCTCGTCGTGCTCGCAAAAGTGATGAATCATTTCATGCTTAACACCATAAGTAGTTAACCCCAATTTGCGGTAGCCAAACGATGCGCATTCTTTATCAAATACAACTTCGGCGGTAAATGAACTCATGTTGTATCCGGCATGCTCGGTATAGCTAAATATGCTGCCTACAAATAGCTTTGCTCCGCGCTTATCAGAAATACCGATGTAAATACCTACCGTTTCTGGAATTACTTCCATTTCAAACGTCATATTATCCGTAATTACAGGATAAACACGACCATCAGTCATGCTGTGTGCGTAAAACATCTCTAGCCAAATACCATTGTCATTTGGATTTTTTTGGTTGCATGTTTTTCCTATAAATAGTATATCGTTCATGGTTACTCCTCCTTGTTAAGCATTTGGTTTATTACTTTAAAAATCTCGTAAGCAACTTGTGGAACTATGGCGTTTCCGTAGGCTTTAAGTGATTCTGATCTGTGCTTTGGAAAGGTAATTCCAACCAGTTCACTGGGAACCCCATCATCTCCGCAACGAACCGGGGATTGAGTTGGGAACTCTTGCCAGTTTGGCTGAAAAAATCGGGTAAACTGTTCGTTTCGTTTCTCCCCGCTTTTTCTAACGCTTCCTGACTTCGCCCCCCTTTGTAGTCTCTCGTTGCCGGAGTCGGTAGCATTTTGTTTCTTGCATAGTTCGTTAATCCCCATTGTTTGCTCTTGTCGCTTCTCCTGTCCGAGCAATCCGGAGTAGGTAATAGGTTGCTGTAAGCAAGGTCTATCAGTTTCGATGAATAGGCCACTCCCGACTTTCTTATCTTTCTCTTTCCATCTACCAACTGTGGTACTGCTTTTGCTTCCGAAGATGTTGGCGTCGGAAGAAAACCCCTCTGGTAGATAAACCCAGTTGCCACCTCCTGCGCCAGCGTTCCGCTGTTCCCGAACGTCTGGCTTTTCTTGCTCAGGTTCTCGCTGTAGGCATCCATCGCGCAGGGTGTTTTTAGCAACAAACCAGACTCTATCTCGCTTATGGGGAGCGCCGACACCTGCAGCTGGAAGAATATACGGTTGTACTTCGTAGCCCTCAGCTTCCAGGTCAGCGCACACCTCTTCGAATACCAGCCCCCCGTTCCAATTAGTAAGGCCGAAAACATTTTCCCCCACGACGTAACCCGGCTGAATTTCCCGTATTGCTCTAAGCATTTGCGGCCAGAGGTGTCGAGCATCTTCCTTTCCGAGTCTTTTTCCAGCCTGTGAGTAGGGTTGGCAAGGGAATCCCCCGGAGAGCACATCAACTCTGTTTCTCCAAATAGTGAAGTCTGTCTTGGTAATATCTCCATAGCATATAGCGTTAGGCCAGTAATACTGTAAAACTTTTTGTCCAAATTCATTCCACTCGCAGTGAAAAATATTCTCCCATCCAATCCATTGGGCTGCTAGGTCGAACCCTCCTATGCCGGAGAATAGCGAAGCGTGCTTTACCATACTAGCGGCCCAAATATTAGCGCAATGGCTATAATAGTTGCTATCACGCATGTCCATATAAATGCTCTTCCTTCTGGAGGATCTACCATTTCTGAAATGAACGATCCTTGGTTGGCTTCTGTCATAACCTTGAAAAGTTAGTTACGTCCATCTTTTTATTTGCCTTCAAAAGAACCAGCTCATCTCTGCGATTTAGCAGCTCGGTAGCGGATTGAGTCTTGAACTTTCCAATAACTGACTCCAGCTCCTTCAATTTTTCCTCTGGCATTACCAGCTCTCCGTCGGTGATTAGCTCTGAGATGATGTCGTGTGCCCCCATGAGCACAATAACGTCTGCCGTGGACAGCTGAATAAATATTGGCTTTGGCGTTCCGCTGGCAAGTAAGTAGGTTGCTACCACCAAAAGCCCTACAAAGGCTAAAACTCCTAAGATTGTAAGCTGAGTAATACTCAGCAAAATGATTGCAGTCATAATTCTAAGATTTAGGTTAGATTTCGTTTTTAATTTTGTTGAAAAGCTTGATAAAATCCTTATCCGTTTCGAGTAGGTTATCCACCTTTTTCATCGCATAAAGCATTGTCGCGTGATCCAACCCTCCTAACAGGTTCCCTATTTTTGCGTAGGATAACCGAGAGTGTTTTCTGATCAGCACACACGCAACCTGTCTGGCCTCTACCACCTCCCGCTTTCTGGTTTTTACAACCATATCTTTGGGGGTTATCTTGAAGTTGCTGCACACGGCTTTGATTATGCTATCCTGCGTGGGTGCTTCTCGAAATATTCCAGGTATCGTCCAGTAGGATGGTGTCATAGCTTCATTTTTATGATATTGTAATTCTTTGGAGCCGACATAAGTATTTCCTTGAAAACGCTGTCAGGGTTTAACTTTTCTTCGAAACACCTAGCAACTTCTTCTATTGAGATTAAGTTACCCAGCTCATACCCATCGCACATCTTAGCCATTTTCCATAGGCAAGCCTTTGATGTTGGAGTTTCTGCCGATCCTGTTTTGAAGTTACTAAGAATAGCATCCTGCTTCGCGCGATCAGCGGTGAAGTTGTTTCGCTTCTCTTCATCTAAGGCTATAGCCAAGGCAGAAATTTCAGAAACGATCATTTTCGGGGAAACCTTAAACGTAGTGTTTGACTTTTCTGAAATAGGCTTCAAAATTAGCCTATCGAACGCCTTGCCTATGATTGATACGTCACAGGCTCTGATCTTCAAATCTGAGGCACACAGCTGGGCAACACGTTCGCTTATGTAGGTTGCATCTTCTGAGTTAAAGTTCTGCCCTAGGTCTCGGTATAGCACAGGTAGCTTTAGTTGAACTAAATCCATTAAGTCTACTAAGCTTGTTTTCTCGATTGCTCCCATTGTAAGTCAGTTTCTTTTTGTGACATTGCCTTTACTTTATTCGGGTTTGTAGTAGGTTTTTGTGTAGGTAACTCAAATAGGCTATGCGCCTCTTTTTCTATCACGTTATCTACTACTTTCATGGCTATAGATGGGTCTCTTCCTGACAGCTGTTCTAGTTTTTTATAGACCTGCTCTATCGCCTGTTGTGTTTTGTAGGGTTCTTTTAGTTCAAACTTGTAGTTAAGCCATTTTCTAAAAGCATCCTTAGCCCATTCTTCCAAAAATTGAAAATCAAATTTTGAGTAGTAGGGGGAGCGCGGTGTATTCTCTTCTTTACTTTGCTCTTCTTTACTTTCCTTTACTTTACTTTCATTTTCTTTACTTTCATTTTCTTTACTTTCATTTAATTTAATAGTTGAACGTCCGTTGAACGTCCGTTGAACATCTGTTGAGCGTCCGTTGATATTATTTCTTTTTTCAGCAGATGCCTTTCCTGCGTTACTGGCCTTTTCTCTTTTGTTGTCTAATTTTTCCATTCGCTCACATAACGATTCAGAGTAGAAACACTCACTGTCTTCGGTGAAGGTAAATAACCTGAAATCCTCTATGATTGATTTAACTTTAGCTGAGTCTACACGTAAGTCATATGCGATCAAATTATAATCCCTAACGCACATGTATTCGCTGCTTTCTCTCAATTTTTCAACAATTGCCCAGTATAGTCCGTATCCCTCCCATCCGTGTTTCATTCTTAACGATAGCGTCTTCTCGTCATTTCTAGCGTTACTATCGTGTGTGAAGTAGTATGCATCTTTTTTCTTCATATCAAGGAAGTTTTGATGCATTACACTTCCGACATAGCGTTGTTAAATTGCTTAGTTTGTTTAATCCTTCAAAATCCAAGCGATCTACAACATACTGGTAAACAGATACAACATGATCTACTTGTAAGTATTCTGTAGATGAGCATTTAGTGCATTTATGCCCATCTCTACTAAAAATATAATTTCTAACATCATTCCTTCTGATGAATGATGATGATGAATTTCTAGCAGCTTGATACCTTACCGAAAAATCACAATTATTCATGTTGTCCATAGACCTATTCATTGGTTTCCATTTAGGAAATCCTAAACCGGATTTTATTTGACGTGCCATAACCTATAACGGTAAATCGTTAGCCATTTCAGGTTCCGCGTCGAAATATGGCTCATTTGGCTTTTCTTCCTTAGCCTCTTTTTTCGATCCACAGAAAGCAAATGTGTTCAGCTTCGTTTCGGTAACATACCGTTTTATGCCCTCTTTATCTTCGTATGAGCGAGTTTTTACCTCGCCGAAGATATTTAGCTCAGCGCCCTTTTTTACGTATTTCTCGATGGTCTCTGCGGTAGATCCCCACACTACAATATTGTGCCAATCGGTTGATTCTACTTTTACACCATCTTTTGAAGTGTATGATGCGTTGGTGGCGAACGGGAATGATACTACGGTGCTGTTTTCGGTGTGCCTTACTTCGGGGTCTTTTCCGACAAACCCGTGCAAAATGTGCAGGTTGTTTGAGTTCATAATTATTTAGGTTAAAGGTTAGTTGTTTACTCTCGATAACGATGCAAGCGTTTGAATGTCGCTGGCTTCTTTCCACGCCTTATTTATTTTGAATAGGCCCTCGTTTTGCTTGGCAATGTGCTTAATGGCCTTGATGCACTCATCGGGGGAAAGCGTTTCTACATCAACGCCGCGATAGAGCACGTTCATTTTTGAGAAATCAAGCTCGTTGGATGGGTTGCACTTGATGTTGTATGAGTTTTCTAACTCAAGAAGTCCGTCAGCATCAAACGCATCACTCGAAGTAAGCGGATACTCTTTAACGAATTTTTCACTTACAGCTTCTTGTGAAACAATGGTTTCTGATTGCAGTTGCTCCCACCTTAGCAGGAACAGCTTCACAAAAACCCATGCAAAAAATGCCACTAATACAGCTATTGAAATGCCAACTATTAGCATAACGATAATAAATTCTTGAACTGTCATGATCGTAGGTTTTAGTTAAAATACTTGGTTAGGTAAGCCTCAATATCAACCTTCTCGTGCCGGTTGGAGTTAACTACATTTACCTTCCACAGGAGCGGGTAAACATTTAGCTTTCGGTAGTTCGCTTTTGAAAGCCGGAAGTGGTAGGCGGTGATGGCCTCGATGTCCACCGATAGCTTTGCAGTAAGCGCGAGTAGCAGCTGCGTGTTGGCCTCTAGCTTTGTCTTATTCCTAAGCGCTCTGGCCTCGTTGTTTTGAGTAATGGTTGTCATAGGTTATATTTAGTTTTAAAAAGGTTCATTACTCCGTGAACTATTTCTGCCTCTATTTCTTCGTCCGATCCATAGACTGTGTTGGCTACCTCTCGCTTCTCTTCAATAATTCGGTAAACCCAGTTATCGATGGTTCCTTTCCCTATAAAGTAAGGACAGGTAACAGCGTTTTTTTGACCTATCCGGTGGGCGCGATCCTCGGCCTGATCCATAATTGCCGGGTGCCAACCCATTTCAATAAAGGCTACCGTTGACGAAGCTGTCAGGGTAATACCTACCCCGGCGGCTGCAATGGAGCAGAAAATAAGCCGCGTTTTATCATCTTTTTGGAACTTATCTACGTTGTCCTGTCGATCTGCTATTGAGTCTTTTCCGGTGACGGAAACGCTACCGGGGAACCGGTGCTTTAATTCTCCCAACACCTCTCTTAGGTGTCCGAATACTATTAGCTTCTCACCGTTGGCTAAAGTGTCTTTAATGAACTCTGTAACGGCCTCGATCTTACCCCTAGCTGAGATGTTCTTTAGTATCCCGATGCGAACCATTGCCTCGCTGCGCATCTTTCTTTTAATGTCGTGCTCTGATTCGTTCTTATACTCCCTTAAGTATTCAGCCAAGTCTCTTTCGGCGGTGTCATACTCCTCTTGGGTGGTGATGTCGCAAAGGATTACTTGTCTGGTTTTTTCGGGTAGGTCGGTAACCTCCGATTTCTCCCTACGGTAGTAGCAGGTTGAAAAAAGTAAGTCTCTAAGCTCCTCCAGCTTCGATTCGTCCTTAGTATCGTAGTAGTCGCTGAAGTGTGCGTAGCCTCCGAACTTGTCTATCTGGTTGATGATTGCCAACTGCGAGGCTAGGTCTCTTGGAGTATTAATTACCGGTGTTCCAGTGAGTAAAATTTGATACTCCTTTCCGTAGGCTATTCCGCGAACGAACTTGCTTTGCTGCGCTGAAGGATCCTTGCAATTAGATACCAGTATTCCGTCGGCAAAGTAGTTGTGCGTTGTTTCTATTTCGAGGTCATATACTGGCGTATTATTCCAATAACCATTGGCAAGTTCTCTAGAATTTCCTTGTTCGTAAACCTCACAACTCTCCACCCTAACGAGTTCAATACCTCTGTTTTCAATTTGTCTAGTGCCTTTACTTTTGTTGTGCCGTGAGACATTCCGTCTACTTCTATCGAAAGAAAAATATCCGGTATTGCAATGTCTGACTTGTAGCAACCTGGAATGTGTTGGTATAAGTGTTTTACAGAACTCGTTGCTATTGGATACTCTAGCGCACTTTCCGGCAAGTTTAGCTCTCTCCAAAGTGACAGTTGAGGTATGGTAAGTTGTCCATTCCCTCCTCTGTTTTTGAATGCACGACCTTTTAATTTTGCTGATACTTTCTCTATAATACCTGGCATCTGCATTGGATTGTTTAATTTCATCCTGTCTGAATGCATCTTCTTTAGCACAGGGTCTAGCATTTGCTTTGTAGTAGAAACACGTAATTTTTCTATTTTTTGCTCTGATCTGCTGGACAATATTATTTCCGGTTGTCTTACTCTCCATTTTGCAGAACAACTTTGACTGCAAAAACGAATCTTTGCAGATTTCTTTCCGTGAAATTTGTGCGTAAATGACTCCCCGCAATAAGCACACTTCTTCTCTACTAAAATAACCGGATGTAAGTCTTTGCGTTTCTGTATTACATCTGGACGAGAATTTACCGAAGTTGAAGCACAACTTCTTGAACAGAATATCGCTGTCGTTTTCCCCGCTTTCTTTGTTGAGAATGTCTTTCCGCAGTAAATACAAATACGATCCACTTTTGATTTCTTGTATTTCTTCGAGCCGTCCGGCATTAGTATATACTTTGTGTCCTTCTGTGGCGTAGAGCTCTCCTCTTGTATGCTTGATTCTAAATAATCTTCGTTGTCCAACTTCATTTGTCCATATATTTAAAATGCGTTTATATACTATTGTGTTTGTATCAATATCAAACGACGTAACTAAAATGTCTTTAATGTTGTTTTTTGCAATGTCACCAATGCTAATCACTCCTTTATTTGTAGATATCATGGTGTTATGAGGAAAGCATCTGTGGCCCTCGTCGATTACTACTGCCTTAAATAGATTTATCGTTGATTTAAACCGAACATCTGCCAACCTCCACCCTTTTTTGGTTGGCATTTCAGCCACAAAATACTTCTTCAGCGACTCGTAGTTCACAATAAACACGTTGGCAATACCGGCCTGAAAGAATAGGTGCCAGGTGTTCACCATTGAGTCGGATAAGATCATTGGTTTTAAATCGGTCCACATGGTAATCTCACGCTCCCAATTCAGCTTCAAAGAGGAGGGGCAAACCACTAAGCATGGGATAGCGTTGGCTCCTTTGATGGCCGCAATGGCCTGTAGGGTCTTACCAAGACCCATTTGGTCGCCAACAATAACTCTCTTATTCTTTAGGATATATGCTGTTCCCGGCTTTTGGTAGGAGAACATTTCTCCTTTCAGTGGGATAGTAATTTCTAGCTCTGGTAGTGGGTAGTTGTTCTGGAAGTTCATGCCGCTTTTGCTTTCTTGAGTGATTTTACTTTGTTTTGGTAGTCATTTATTAGCAGCTGCCCTTCGAAGTCCGACAGCTTGCTGGTTTGGTGACGCATTACGTCAAGCTCTTGAATTACATTTTCGCCATACTTCTTAACCAACCCTCGATGGTATCCGATCATGTTTCCCTCGTCGAATCGGTTACATGCCCGGCACTGGCCGTTGCAGTTCTTTTCGTGCCATCGCGTGGATAGGTGTTTTCTGTTAACGTAGTGGCCGTTGTCGACCTGTTTCCAGTGGTGAATACCCCCGCAGGATATACACCTTACAAACCCGTTAGCGTCTGAGTCCCGAAGCCTTACATACTCAGAAAATACCTTATCCAGCTTTGCTACGATGGTCTTGTTCATTACTTTTCGATAACTACGATTTCAGGGGCATACTCTTTTACCAAGAGAAGTTCTGCGTTAACTATCTCGTCTGTAACGGTGTCAATTATCTCCTTTGCCATTGGGCTAACTAGGGTGCAGTTTAGAGACGAAGGGTTTATGTTCACCTCTACCTCTATATCTTGCTTAGCCTGACCTTTGAATATTGGCAATACAAGTGTGAATTTTTCAGGAATGTTACTGTCAACGGCTTGGCGCTGAAGGTTTGTTCTGTTGCCTCGCTTATCGTCAAGCTTCTCTACTTCGCTCTCGACCTTTGCTTTGAAGTTGTTAAGCTCCTTGATTAGGTTTGCTGCCTCGGATGGCTTTTCGAATGCAGAGCGATTCATTTTAATGAAGTCAGCGAGTTCAAAGGTTGTGTATTCTGTTCCTGTATTTATTCCAAACACAGTAAAGGCTTTTGCCTGAGATAACTTCCCTACAACTACTCCTCCGTAGAAGTTTGAAGCGTCAATGTTTAGCGTAATACTTTTATCTTCCCGATCAACTGAGATATGGCTGCACATCTGTATTTCTGTGCTAAGCTTTCTTGTTTGAATATACCTAGATACGGCATCTATGTTTCCGGTAATGCTAACCTTGTTGGGTTCTTTTAGCGGAAGCGCTGCTCCTTCTCTTACCTCTAAAACGATAGGTTTACCGTCTTGATTGAATAGGTTAATTTCGTGTTTCATAAGTAGTTGATGTTTGGGTTTACATTGCTTTTTGTTCGCGATGAACGCTCATGATAGTGCGCTGTCTCTCTGATTCGTTCGATGGTCTTTCGTAGATTAGCTTGCCGCGCGGATCGTAATATCCAACCATGTCGTTGTTGTAGTCGGTGATTTTGAAACATTCACCGTTAAGCGACCTACTCTTGTGCTTAATCTCGGTAAGCAGCATAGATTTTTCGGCAATGATAGGCTTTAGCTTTGCCTTGAACTTGTCTTTAATCTCTTGAAATTCATCGTTGATCTGAGACTCTTCGATGGAGCGAGAAGCAAGCATATCCTTTCGCTCTACAAGCTCTTCTGGGGTCAAGTAGTCGGTGTAGGTCATTACCTCTACAGAGTCTGCAATTGACCTTAACGATTCAATCCTGTTTGCAGGATGTTCGTCTTGAAATAGTAGCTTATCCATATAAATTAGTGTTGGTGAAAATTATGATCTGTTAAAGCTGCCAATAGCCATTTCAGCCTTGGCCTTTGAGATTACTGTCCGGCACCACTCCAGCTGGTGGGTAGCGGTTCTGTTTAGTCGCTCAATCCAATCGACGAGATACTGCTCTTCTTTGCATAGCGACTTGATAAGCTCATTCACTGAGGTAGTGGAAGCGTTCGGAGTGTCCTTCGCTATCATTCTAAGTGAGTCCATGATGTCGGACTTTTTTTTGTCGTTAAGGTGATACTTAGCATCTGCTAGCATCTTTCCGGTTCTGGATATGTGAGCGGCTAGCATATTACCCCGCTCTTGGGCTTCGTTGGCATCTTCCGACATAGTTACGTCAAGATCGGACTGGATTACCTTAGCCTCTTCGTTAAGGTCGCTAAGGGTGGTTATGACTAGGTTCATGCTTGTCGTTTGTATTGTCCAAAAAGTAAATTGTGTCTGTACGCTAGGTTTATATACTGGTTAAAACCTTCTGTATAGAAATCGTCTCCTCTGGTGATTGCTATTTTAAAAACCTTGAAATTCACCTTTGAAACACCGATCAGAAAATCTCTATCGCTTCCGGCTATGTCCATATACCAAGCTCGCTGTCTGGGGTAGTCGAAGTGCCTACAGGCTGCTTCGAACTCCTTTTGGGTTTTGGCGGTGGTGCTTTTTATGTCACCGCCATAGCCTACTGGAGGCTTCCAAATATCCCACTTACAGCGAACTGCTAGATCAAACTTAATCCCGTTAAACTCCATTTGCTTTACCTTTCGCATTGTAGTCTGGGTTTCGGCTCCGGCCATCATACTTTGGCAAAACGCATCGTTCCAGAATGCCTCCTTCATCTTAAGAATCAGGTCGAACGTTTCCTTGTCGAACACATCTTCGTCAACTGACCGCTTGAAGTAGTTTACCCTTGCTGGTTCCGTAAGGATGGCATCGAAAGCGTTTCCAAACCGGTAGGCGCTTGTTGGGTCGGGAAGGTTTCTCGGAAAGAGCTGGTTTTGAAGCCAGCCCAAATCCGAGTTTGAAACTTCGGGCCACGAAAAGTATGGGTCGTGGTTCATGCTACTTGGCTTTAATGGTTTCCACGTAGGTTATGAAAGGAGAGCTGATCTTCTCGTCGTTCTTAGTAGCGTAGTCCTCGCAGAATGCTTTCATTTGAGCAAACGTCTTTCTCTCAATCTTCTCTTGTGAAAGTGTTTTACCTTCCTTCTCAAACCAGAACTGAGCGATTACTAGGTAGGCAGCGTTGTTTGTTACATTGATCTTGTAGGACTCCTTTACCTTTGGGGCATCGGTGAAGCTCATTGTGGCCTGTGCTGTTACAATTGCGTTAGCTGATTCGCTCGAAGCTGAAACGGATGCCTTTGCTTCTGCCTCCTTACGGGCCGACTCCTGATCAGCAATAATCTTTTGCGCCTCTTCATCCTTGCGCTTCTGAACTTCTGCCTCCAACTTTTTTTTATCTTCCTCACCGGCCCTGCTGATCTCAACTAGCTCCTGTTTCTTCGAAGGCAGCTTATCAACCATGCTTCTCTTTTCAGAGGAAACGGCTTGCCTGAATTGCTCGTTGAAAGACATAAACAAGTCTCTTGATTTTACGTCAGCAACGATTGATTCAACCTCTTCTTTTGAAAGAACCGTAGAGGTAATTGCTACCGTTAGCTTGTTGAACGCTTCGGTGGTGAATGCCTCAGAAATAGCCTTAATGCCTATCTCTGCTGAGTCTATATTCTCAAGCGTATATGACTCGAACTGCTCGAGCATTCCGCTCTTCTGTGCAGAAAGAATCTCTTGAAACTTCTCGGAGAACTTAACCTCAGCCAACCGCTTAACCTCAATTTTCACCATATCCTTTTGCTTCTGCAGTAACGCAACTCTTTCTCGCTCCTTTTGCTCGTTGATCTTCTTGGTTGCGTATGCATCGCGCCGATTTTGGATTTCGTTGTTGATAGGGTCAAGAGCGCTCTCAAGCGATGTGAATTCCTTCTTTAGCTTATCTACGAGCTGGGTAAAACCCTTTCTATTCTCGTTCATGGTCTTAATGGTTACCTTTACCTTTGCTTGATAGTTCGCCATTTGAGAGTCCATGAGGTCGCTCATTCCGTCAGTTTCAACTAACTTGAGTAGGTTGTTTCCTACGGCCAACGCTTTAGAAACGGACGTTGTATTTGCCTCCAATACTGCTGGAGCTTCGCCAATTACTTTCTGTATTTCGGCTATGTTGATTGCGGGTAATGTTGTAGTTGCTTCCATATCTAAAAAGGTTCGTCTGGGTTAATAGTTATTGTTGCTTTTTCTTCTGGGGCCGGTTTGGCGAATGATGTGGTATTTACTGGTGCTTCGTCCTCATCGTCCTCACCCTCTAGCGCTACTACTGCGCTAACCTTTAGCTTTCCCTTTGAGCGCATGGCATGCTTGATTGTTTTAGCTTCTAAGAACCCGGGGTCAATGCCTCCGTTTGCAGAAGAGTAAAGAGCGTTGGCACTTCCCCCTGTCTTAGGAATAGAGCACTTCTTTAATCGCTCAATGTCGTCTACCGTTAGCCACTTGAAGTCTGAGATGTTTCCGGGAACGATCATCCTTACCCATGATCCTATGATAGTATTTGACTTACGTGGAATGCAAGCGGCATAGTCCACATATATCTCTCCGTGCTGGTTTGTCCTTGGCTGGAAGGTGTCTCCCTCGTAAACCACAATTGGGTTTAGCATGACAAGAATTTGACCGCTCTTTATCCTTGCCTCTAGCTCTCCGTAGGCGGTAAGAACTATTCTACAGGTATGAATCCAGTTTTCACCTACCTTAGATGATCTTGACTCTAAATAAGCCAGTGACTTTGCTCCGGGCTGAATAGAGGTGCCAATGATTGCTATTTCTAACCAAGCGGAGTATAGGCTAATTTTTGTGCAAGTCTTTAGCTTATCGCTTGACGATAGCGCTTGCTTGTAGTAAATTGCCTCTTTGTTGTAAATGACTTCGGCATCTTCGGTTGACACCTTGTGAATCTTCGAGTAGGTTTCGATGAACTGGCTCTTTACCTTTTCATCGTCCACCATCCTAACGGAGTCGAGACTATCTAACCACGTTTGGTTTTTTGGGTTATCTGCCATATATTTGCTGTGTTAAATTTCGTTTATACTTAAGCCTCGTTGGATTGCAGCCGCGAGGCTTTTTCTTTGTTAAATAGGATTCTCTTTTCATCCACCCACTTTGCTATTTCAGAGGCTTTGGTTTCCTCGTCGTAGTCCAGAATGTCGATTGTAATTCCGTCGACAAAGAATAAAGCCCGGTGGAATGAACCCTGAATAAATACCCCGCTCTTAGAGTCAAAGGATACTGTGTGATCTTTCGGTGCCTTAGCGGATGTTTTAGCGACCATGCCTGTCGTCGTTAAGGCACTCAGGGCACCAGTATTCAATGGATTTACGATTTCTGATAACAACCTCTCTCGTTGCTAAATCTTCCGGGAGAAAAAGCATTCCGCAAATGCTGCATGCTTCGCGCTCATCCTCGGCGGTGTCGGTATGGTCCTCCTTGGTTTCGCCATACTTCTCTTCAAAGTCAGTCCAAGTCATTTGGTTAAGTTTTTAGCTGGTCGGATACCGGCCATTTGTAAAACATCTTCGAATGAATACATCACGCGGTTTGCTTTTGCATTGCCCGTTCCAAGGTCTCCTCTTTTACCAGCCTCCGGTTTCCGAATCCTACCGGAACTACCTTTAGCGTCTCTAACCTTTTCCATAGCGTTCTGTAGTTGTTTGGTGATTGCTTTATTCGTAGGCGCTCCATCATCTCGTATGGAGTAAGCCATTTAGCGGCTGCTTCCATGAACGCGCCTATAAATGGTAGTTACGTAGAATGGAGTTAGGTTAAACTCTTCGGCTACCTTATTCCATACTGCCATTTTCTTGTTTGCTGGGTTTGCAAATAGCGCCTTACACGCCTTTACCACTTTTTCGTCTCGCTCCTTTCGCTTTATTTCTCCGGGAGTAAATACCTTCGTTTTCATAATTTCTTGACTTTTGAGTTTCGATGTCGTATATTGTGCTAATAATCGAATACAAATATATGAACTACGTTGATATTTTCCAAATAAAATATCAATTATTTTCATGTAATATTTAAAATAATTTACATATGTCTGAAAAAGAAGGTATTGGAGTTAGGATAAAAAAGATTCGTCTTAATCTCGATTTGAGCCAGAAAGAATTTTCTGAAACTATGGAAGTTACCCAATCGCTGCTATCAATGATAGAGAACGGAAGGAGTATGCCTACAACCATTTTTATCAATAGGCTATGCGATAAGTTCAACGCAAGTATCAACTACATTCATAATGGGGCCGGAGAAATGTTTTCGCCTATCGCGCCATCTCCGGCAGATAGGGTGTTGATGATAATGCACGAGAATAAAATGACCTTAGAGGGGTTTGTTGCCGTAATTGGTCCCAACAGAATGATGGATATGCTTGACGTGATGTCCGGTAAAAACCCTAGCCGGGAGCTGATATTCGCTGTTGGAGATGCGTTTCCTCAGTATAAGCAGTATCTTAATACAGGGGATGTAGCCGATATACTTTTAGAGGAAAGTTTTAAGTATAAGGCAAACAATAGGCTTGAAGGCAGTAATATGGTACCGCTATTTCCCATGTCGGCGCACGGAACCAAGCTGAGCGAGTTTGCTATGGGGGTAAAGAAATACGATTGCGAGCTGGTTGTATCTCCAGTCAGCGGTGCTGAATTTGCGCTAACGGTTACCGGAAACAGCATGGCCGATGAATACCCGCCAGGGTCTAAGGTGTTGGTGCGAAGGATTAACTCTGATTTGTTCGTAGAACCGGGAAAGGTGTATGTTTTAGATACCGTAAACGGAGTTATGTTAAAGGTGGTAACCATTCGTAGGGATGGGTATTTATACTGCACCTCTATTAATAGCGACCAGGTAACCTATGCGCCTTTCGAGATTCCTATCAGCTGTGTTTATGGTATGTATAGGGTGTTAATGTGTATTTCAGAAAAATAGCAACGATGAAGCGAGTAGCAAAAATAATTTCTATTGCAATACTTATACTATTAGGGTTACTTATTTCGGGCACTTCTCAGAAAGTAGAAGTGTCGTTCACCTTGCCTGAATTACTTTTGGGCGTAGGGTTTTGCTTTGTGGCGTATATATTCTATGCGCTGTATTATATCTCAGTGGTTGGCGATAAACCTAACGACAAACATCAAGACGCATTCAACAGCTCAGTTATATCTACAGTAGGAATGGTTCTGATAATGTTTTCAGTAATACTATATATTTCAGATGATACCTATATAGTAGGAGTGTTGGTTGACGTGTTGGTATTGATGCTCCCATTTATGATGAAACCAGACCCCGAAGAGTAGCAAAAGCAAAATAATATGAAAATAATTGATATTTTATTTGGATAATATCAATTAGCTTCATATATTTGCGTGGTAAATAAATTCTACTGCCATGCAAAAGCTACAATCATTCAACTACAACGGAAGTGAAGTATTGTTTAGGCTTGACAATACTAATGTCATGCTTAATGCTACCGATATGGCCAAGCCATACGGAAAGAAAACCAGCGAATGGATTAGGCTTCCTTCCACAAATAATTTTTTGCAAGCAATGGAAACTATGGGAAAATCCCATAGTTTAATTGTCACTATAGAAGGTCGTAATGGCGGAACCTGGATGCACGAAGATGTAGCCCTTGAGTTCGCTCGTTGGCTTAATCCTCGTTTTGCCATTTGGTGTAACGATAGAATAAAAGAGTTACTGAAGCATGGCGCCACGGCCATGAACCCGGAAGATTTACTCAACCCGGACTTTATTATCAACCTCGCCACCGAGCTAAAGAGGGAGCGGGCCGAAAAAGAACTACTCTCCAACAGGCTAGAAATTCAGGGTAAAGTAATTCAAGAGTCAGCCCCAAAGGTGGCCTACTACCAAGAAGTGTTACAATCCGAAAGCCTTATAGCTACCAACGTTATTGCCAAGGACCTCGGCATGTCGGCTATTACCTTAAACCAAGTTCTTCACAACAGAGGAGTTATCTACAAGAGTGGCGGGGTGTGGGTTCTCTACGACAAATACCAAAACAAGGGATACACCAAGACCAAAACCACCACCTTCACAGATAAGTTAAACGAAACAAAAACGGTGATTCATACCTACTGGACCGAGAAAGGCCGGGAGTTCATTAACTCGCTGTTTAAGGTGAAGGCTACGGCGTAACGGTTCTCGGCTTTGTGTCAGGTGGGGAAATCGAAGCCGAAATGTTCAACCCACCACTAAACTTAAATAGAAAAACAAATGATGAATATAGCAGAAAACCCCACTTGCACAAAACCGATGTTAGGCGTAGTGCTTTTGGAAGATTGCCTTACAACAATGGGAAAGCTAACCGACAATTCCGTTGATTTGATAATTACTTCGCCACCTTATAACAAAGCTGGTTATGAAGGTTTTATCCGTAAAAGACACGAAAAAGATAGTTGGGGCAAAGGCAGAAACATTGAGTATGGTGGTGAAGCGGATAACGACTTTATGATTGAAGCCGAATATCAGGAACAACAAATAAAGGTGCTTAATGAAATGCACAGAATACTAAAGCCAAATGGAAGTGTATTTTATAACCACAAAGTTAGGGTGGCACAGCACAAAGCATCGCACCCGATTGAATGGATATTAAAAAGCAACTTTACTTTTAGACAGCAAATAATTTGGGATAGGAAAAATAGCCCTGCGGTTGCACCGATTAGATATTTGCCTAATACAGAGTTGATTTTTTGGCT